TTGATGTATCTTCTTTTTCTTTATATGTTGATGATGATGAACAATCACATTCTTATCCTAATCACATCTTTAAATCTAATATTAAAATAACTAACAACGGCGATGATATAACACCTACTGACCCTAACGCTGTTCCTGCTCCGTTTACTGTGACATATACCCCCGAACTTTCATTGAATATGCAAAATAAAATTTATTATCCGTCAAAAGGCGGTGCTAATGCTGATGAAAATGGACTTGTAGCGGCTGAAAATAATAATATAAACCTTGATATAAAGCTTACACCTGAGTTTTTAAAAACGTTCAATGAAAAAGACTTAGGAAAATCTTACGGCTCTGGTACTTATGCCGTTTTATGTTGTCTTTCAAAAAATCTTCTTAACGCTGGTGATGATTTGCAACGTTTCTTTGATGAAGATGTTGTGCTTTATGCAATGAACCATGACGGTAATTACTACAAGGGTCAAGATGATGAAAAAATTAAGTCTGACGGCTCTTCTTCTGACGATTTGAATAGTAATGATACTGTTGATACTTTTGAGCCGTATTTAACATTATATCAAGGCCGAACACCTATTTATACTATTCCTCGTGACGGCAAGCTTACTGTATCTTTTGACCTCACTTCTATTGATTATAAAACACATGGTCTTACTGATGATAGCAAGCTTTATGTTAATGTTATCGGTGTATTTGTAAAGAATAACGGTCATGTTACTCCTCAGAATGGTGAAAAAACAGAAGATACAAATTCTTCAACGTGGCTCGGCTCGTATGCCTATCAAGAAGATTTTACAAACCTTAAGACGTGTGAGAAGATTGATGATTTTGTAAAGTCCGTTGATGAAGAAACAGGCAAGCCCGAAACATTCAAGGCTTATCGTGTTTATTCTGTTATTTCAGATTCTTTCTCTTATGAGAAGTTTCCTGATTATGTACCAAAAGTATATAAAGATAAGGACGGAAATACTTATAATCCCTCGACTACAAAGCTCAAAGACTTGTGTAATATACCGCCTTCAAAGGTTACTGACGTTGACCTTGCCAAAGGTTCAGACGGTGTTATAAATGATGGTTCATATATGCAACCTGATGATTATAACAAGTATCTTGATAAAAAGAAAATTAATGCTAATTTTGGCTCTGTTGATTTCACGGATATAAAATCTATATTTAGTACAACGGGCACATATTGGGACTTTCTTACCGCCGCACTTTCTTGCTTGCCCTCATGGTTTTATGCTGTGTTTTCTGCATGGTTTGTGCTGTTCTTAGCTATTGCGCTTATCAAGCTTGTTATACCTTCGTGAGGTGAATTATGGATATAATACATGGTATTGAATTAGTTTTTAAATTTCTGATGAACTGTATGTCTTATACGTTTCCATTTGGGAAATACAGCTTTACTCTCGGTTCGGCTATTATAGGTGGTATGCTTTTATCAATCAGCTTGACGTTATTATATTTTATGCTTAGAAAGTAGGTTTATTATGTTAGTAAATATTGTTTTAGTTGTCCTCGTTGCTCTTATGGTCTTTTCTCTTGTATGGCTCGTTAGGAGGTAGAAAAATGCTTAACTTGGTTTTGTTTATACTCGTTATCTGCTTTATGGTTTGTACTATAAGCGGTGTTATAGGTTTCTTCACTGACCTTAGAAACTTTAAAGCTGAACATGAATTCAGCGGAAACAGAAAACAGCTTATTGAATATCTTATGTTCGGTGAAGATGTTGAAATAAAAGCCGTTCCTGCGGTTGAAACTAATGATAGTGAGGTGAGTGATGATGAAAGTACACATAGTGTTTGATGAAAACAATCCATTTTTTCAGCTTTTGAAGTTAATGGGCTGTGATCTTTCGCAAGAAGTCATGAATAGATATGACGCTTTGCTTCTCGGCATGGCTTTTATATTCGCTGTGGTTATGCTCTGTATCTTCTGCAAGTTTTTCTATAATGTGGTGATACGCATGACACGTTGTGCAAGTGCTGTGTAGGTGATTTGTTATGATTATATTTGATTACATAAAACAAATACCGCCCTTTATTACCTATGAGGTGTATGACCACCTTTTCGGTGCATACTTCAATAATTCCGCTATCTTTCAAGGTTGGGGCATACACCTTTATACTGGTAAATTCGGCACTGGTAAAACGTCAACCCTCGCTCAGATAGCATATAACTATTGCGTGCGTTATCCTCAGTTGTCTATACTTACAAATATCAATCTTCAAAACTTCCCTGAGTGGACGAATATATACAAGCTTAATTCCGCACAAGATATCCTGCACGCTCCTAAAAATTGCATTGTGGTGATTGATGAGATAGGCACTATCTTCAATTCACGAGATTTTTCAGGTGGTAAAAGAGCCGTTCCTAAACCGCTTTTTCAGCACCTTTGTCAATGTAGAAAGCGCAAAATGATGATACTTGCTACAGTGCAACGCTTCAATCTGCTTGATAAGCAGATACGAGATATAACGGCTACAGTGTCAACGTGCCGTGCTACATTCCGTCACCCTTATACACGCCTTATTAAGGTCAAAACCTACGATATAGACGAGTATGAGGCATATACTGAGAATAAGTCATATATGCCGAAAAAGCTTTACAGCCGTTTGTATTTGCAGACTAATCAGAGCCGACAGCTTTATGATACTTCTCAGCTTGTAGATAATATGCTTGATAAGGAGTACATCAGCGACACGGAAATACTTGCCAATCGTGGAGTAGATGTTACAAGTGACATTATGCACGATAGAAAGACAAGCAGAAGTCTGCGAAAAAGGCGTGGCGTATAGCCACGAGCGACCGCAGGGGCGAGCGCTTGCGCCGCCCTGCGGTGCGTGTGGCTATTACTTGATATTAGCCACAAAAAGTACTCACTTTTAAAAATGAGGTGTTAAAAATGCCCCTAAAAACGTCCTCTAAAGAGGTCAAGTGTAATACAAAGATAAAGGAATATCGTGACGGCAGTTATACTATAACACGTTCTGACCGACACATTTTTAAGGACCCTGCATTTGAGTATCACTGCAAGCATGAGCATAGTATTGACGAACGTTCAAGACAAGAGCAACTTAAAAAGGCTCGTGAAAATTACATATGTTATTTTGAGTATGAGGACGAAAACGGAAACATAACGTTTGATATGCTTGACACTCGCAAGTTTAAAGATAAGCAGTCACAAAGCGGTGAAGTTCGTTCCGATAGTGTTCAAAGAGCAAAGCAAAGTATCTTTGATATTGTTTATCAGAATGATTGGAAGTACTTTCTTACTATAACATTCAGCGGTAAAGATTTTGACCGCTCCGACCCTCGGGAAGTCTTTAAGCCCTTGAAACGTTGGTTTGATAATGCTGTTCAACGTAAAGGCTTGCGTTATGTCCTTGTTCCTGAGTTTCACAAAAAAGGCGGTATACATTGTCACGCTCTTATAAACGATTGTGACTTTAAGTTCGTTGATAGTGGTACACGTCTTGTTAAGGGTCATGACAAGCCCCTTAAAATAGATACTATAAAGCGCCTGCATATATGTGATAAGCTCGGCTGTGATATATCTGATTTGCCTGTTGTATATAACGTGTCTGATTGGCGCTATGGTTTCTCAACAGCTATTCAGACTTACGGACAGATGTCTAATCTAGCTTTTTACGTCACAAAGTACATAACAAAGGACGTAAAAAAGATTTTTGGCAAGTTCTTCTGGAGTAGCAAGAACATAGTCCGCAAAACTAAAGAAATCTATTGCAATTCAGACTTTAAAGATGATTTGCCTATAGTTTCTCCCCCTCGTGCTAATGTCTGTTTTCAGTATGAAAGCAGTTTCACCTTTTCAAGTCAGGTCGAAAAGAATTGCAATGATATACTTCAATATCTTAAAGAGAATGGAAATGATGATGTCCTATGATTTTTAAAGAATGGTTTGAGATGTTCTATAACGCATACTGCGTTGATGTGATAGCCTATGATTGCTATAAGGACTATTACTATATAAATCAAAAACACTTCGGTTATATAGCCGATATGGAGCTTACAGATGTCAAGCCTATTGATATTCAGAATTGTTTAAAATCTACGCTTACATACAGCAACGAACGTCAACGTCGTGCATACTTTCTGTTAAAACGTGTATTCCGTGAAGCTATAGTTAATGGTTATTGTGACAAAAACCCTTGCGACTATGTTAAACCTCCAAAACGTATAAAAAAAGAAGCTGAATATTTCAGCCCTGATAATCTTGTACATCTTTTTGATGATGATAGCAGCGTTTGCAGAATGTTTCAGCTTGACTTGTGGACAGGTCTCCGCCGTGGTGAACTTCTCGCCCTTAGTTGGGATAATATAGACCTTGATAACAGGTATCTTAAGGTTTGTCAGACACTCGTACATACTTCATGCGGTGATAGGATTGTACAGACCACAAAATCACGCCGTGATAGGCTTATCCCTTTGCATAGTAATGCAATAGCTATTCTTCATCAGATACGCTCTCAGGACGTCTCAGACGGCTTTCTGTTCGTTTCACCTATAACGCATACAGTTATATCCCTTAGACGTTATAACAGGCTCTACAGAGCGTTCTATGAGCAACAGAAAATAAAGTACCCTGATTTACAGTATCTCACTCCGCACAAGCTTAGACATAGCTATGCAACGTATCTTATTCAGTGCGGTGCAGATATTGAAACCCTTAGAGCATTGCTCGGACACGTTGATATAACAACTACCCAGCGTTATGTACATAGCAATTTTAACCAAATGTGCAAAGCTGTGAATAATCTCAAATTTGAATAAAGGAGTTTTTAAAATGAAAGAGTTTAATTTTTGGTGTAAAGAAAATACTGATCATGGCGAATGTGCCAATAAGCTATGCGATTATGATAACTGTTGCTGTTATGCCCACTGTGAGGAATGTATATTTTATCTTACAGATTCTCCTGCTTGTGAGAATTGCTCTGTACCTTGTTATGATGATTAATATTTACTTGTGTATGTTTTTTGCTTCTTTTTTTCGTTCAAAAGCATTCGGGTGGTAAAGTCGAACTCGCTGTGGGCAGAACTTTTGAACGAATGGGCTACACGTTCGACATCTGAGTAACTATGCACAAGTCTTGCTGTCTGCTCCTGTCGTTCGCTATATGCAAAAGCAGGAAGAAGATTAATCTTCTTCCTGCATATCCTTTTCGAGTAGTTCAATTATAAGTGCGTTCAGGCTCTTGCCCTTGCGTTCTGCATGGGCTTTGTAGACTTCACGCTTTCCTTTTGGCACTCGTACCTTGATATCGTCAAGCTTATTTTTCATGTACTTTGCAGTTGCTTTTTTTTGTGCTTCTGAATATGCCATAATATCACCGCCTTTACTGATATTATACTACATTTTATATATGTGTACAATATACATAATGCACAATATGTACCCTATATATTTGTTTATTTTATCAATTGATATATTGTACCCGATATGCTATAATATATATAGTGAAAGAGATAAAGGGAACTTTCACAGCGGAGGAAATTGAAAGGAGTGAGGATAATGCAGAACATGCCTACAGCTACAGAACTTGCGATAAAGTATGCAAAGCGTGAACAGCTTAGAATTATAATAGACAAGGCTCTGAACATTCATGCTGATTGCGAATATGAAGCTTTATCAAAGCTGATTAACGAACTCAAACAAATGCTTGAAGAAGCATAAAAAAATGTAGTCGGCAATCTGTCAAAATACACCGACTACATATTCACACACAAAATCGGATATCCTCCGCTTTGTAAATCCGAGTATAACACATTAAATGATAAATGTCAAGGAGAAATGAAAAATGAAAAATATAAAGAATGGCAGCGTTATTAATTACATTGATGTTGGAGAAAAATTTTATTTAATCTATGATGTTACAGATCCTTATCACAATATTGAAATAGGATTTGCATATGACTTGAATGAGGCGAAACAGATTTGCAGACGGCACTGTAAAGAGTTCCCTGGCTCAAAAATTCAAGTTTACGAAATGATAAAAGAATGATTTAATCAGTTCTAGGGGGTTGACTGTTTCAGCCCCACCCCATTAATTAAATTTGAAAGGATTGTTGAAAATGACATTTGAACAAACGAGAGGTATTGCTAAGGAACGCATGGATAAACAAATATCATATCTTTCTGCTGATGTGATTACTTTTAAGGAAGCTCTTGCTTCTTTATCTGCTTATTACTCTGTTGGTCTTTTTACTGATGTTGATTATTTTGATTTTCTTCTTCGTATTCGTCAAGTTGCATTTGAAAATCTTTAGTTCTATTCAACTAAAAAACGGCTCTCCACAATAGCGGAAAGCCGTTTTTACATATTGGTCGGAGTGACCGGATTTGAACCGACGACCTCTACCACCCCAAGGTAGCGCGCTACCAATCTGCGCCACACCCCGACAACGTATATATTATACTCGATTTGGATACAATAGTCAAGAGTTTTCAGTCAAAATAAAAAAATTGCAAAAAAGGTATTGACATTCACATTCATTTGTGATATAATAAATAAGCACTCAGGAAAGAGCAGTAAAATATCGCGGGATGGAGCAGTTCGGTAGCTCGTCGGGCTCATAACCCGAAGGTCGTTGGTTCAAATCCAGCTCCCGCAACCAGCAAAGAGAAGTCTTGAAAAAAAGGCTTCTCTTTATTTTATTTACACGAATAATAATCAGAAATCATTCTGAGAATTAAGTTTGCCGAACTTTCCGCAAGTACGACAGGAAAGATTAAAGAGCCTATCATGAAGGGCACAGTGAAATTGATAGTCAAGTGAAAAATCTCTCCGCAACTCACCGAGAGTGTATTCTATTTTCCCATACAAAAGAAAAGCATCAAATATATTAATTACTTTACGATATTCACGATAAAGGTGAAGATACTCACGAACATAGTAGTTTGAAATAGTCATTTTCAACAATCCTTTCAACTTGACATTTAGTAAAATTTGTGTTATACTCGGATTTACAAAGCGGAGGTTATCCGAGTTTGTGTGTGAATATGTAGTCGGTGTATTTTGACGGATTGCCGACTACATTTTTTTATGCTTCTTCAAGCATTTGTTTGAGTTCGTTAATCAGCTTTGATAAAGCTTCATATTCGCAATCAGCATGAATGTTCAGAGCCTTGTCTATTATAATTCTAAGCTGTTCACGCTTTGCATACTTTATCGCAAGTTCTGTAGCTGTAGGCATGTTCTGCATTATCCTCACTCCTTTCAATTTCCTCCGCTGTGAAAGTTACCTTTATCTCTTTCACTATATATATTATAACATATTGCTAGCATTATATCAATAGATAAATTGCACAAATTTTGCTAGCAATATATATTGAAATTGTATATTGATAGCATTATAAAAATATGATATAATATAATCCAAAGAGGTGATAAAATGATAAGCAAGGCACAACAAAAAGCTACAAGCAAATATATTTCAAAAGCATATGACCAAGTATCATTAAGAATGCCTAAAGGAAAAAGGGACATATACAAAGCTCATGCAGAGAAAAAAGGAAAGAGTCTGAACGCTCTAATACTGGAGTTGCTTGAAGACGATATAAAGTTTGAAAAAATAATGCAGGAAGATGATTAATATCTTCCTGCATTTTTTTTATTAATCATTTTCCTGCTGTTTTGCATAATCTCTCATAAATTGAGGGGCGGAACAATTTTCACAAACAGTTGAATCCATAAAATGATAAACACATTCATCACAGTAACCATAACAGCCGCACTCAAAAAAACCGCATTTCTTATTATCACACTTACCGAAATCAGTATTTTCCTTGCACCAAAAATTAAACTCTTTCATTTTCAACATTCCTTTCAAAATTCTCAATAATCATTTCAAGATCATAGCTCACATAAAGCAGAAACACCCCTGAATAAGCCGTAAGTGCTACACTCATAAGTTATCACCCTTATAAGGTGAAAGCTTATAGCCTATCGTTTTCGACATCTGAGCTTTATTCTCAGCCGATACATGAGTATATGTATCAGCCGTAAGCTTGTATGTACTGTGACCGAGCCACTCCGAAACCTCTTTCATACTGAAACCGCTGTTAAGCATAAGCGTTGCATTGCTGTGTCTAAGGTCATGTATGCGAATTTTAGGCAAATCGTTCTTGCGGAGCAAGTCTTGAAAGGCGTGCAGTACATAATCATAGTGAAGCGGTACACCCTCAGCGTTCACGCACACATAATTCCTTGCCTTGCACAGTGGAGCTTGTCTGCTATAAAGCTTATGCAAGTAGTCAAGTTGTTCATCACTAAGAGGAAACTCACGGCGTGATTTTACTGTTTTCATTCTCTTGTTTTGACTTTCGACCCAGTGTCCGGACTTATAGTCTTTTATCCTAGTTCTTGTTTCACGGATATAAAGACAACGCCCGATAAAGTCAACATTCTCCCACCGCAAACCGAGTATCTCAGACTTGCGAAGTCCAAACCACACAGCGAGATACACAAAGCTTTCTATCTGAGTACCATAAGCTACACGAAGGAGCTTCAAGAGCTGTTCTTCTGTATAATATGACATTTCATTTTCCACCTTTCGAGGAAGTGAAAAAGCCGTGTAAGGATTTTTGCTTATAAAATCGTTCTTATATGCGTAATTCAGACACGCACGCATGACTTCATGATGTTTACGGAGCGTATTCACAGAAAGCCTTGTATCATGCAGTATGTGCCTTTGATAGCCCTCTATGTGCATAGGCTTGACATCAGCAAGTCTAAGTCCTTTGCTCTTGAAATAAGGGTAAAGGTATTTTGTTATGATACCTACATAGCCATCATAAGTTGACGGAGATTTTCTGTAACACGTTTCATTATTCCATACTATGATATAGTCACAGAACAAAATTTTATCCGTGTCAATGTTTTCAATGCTCATTATCATTTTGCCAAGGTCCTTTCCTGATGATAGTTATTATAGATTTTTACCTTTGTCACGTTATCAAGCTGATGAAAGACGGCTCTTGAAAGTCTGTGCTTGCGGAGATATTCAAGGAAACTTTTTGATTCAGTTGCAGGCGAAGTATTACGTAAAGCCCTAACAATATCAGAATTGCAATCGTTATTATAAAAGCTTTCAAGTATTTGTTGCTGAACGTTTTCAGACAATGACAAATAATGATTATAACTAATCCTGCAAGTATCAGATAGAAAACGTTGAAAAGCAATAAGCATTTCATCATTCATTTAGTTCACTCCTTTCAAAATAATCATCATATTCCTTGCGGTATTCGTCAGAGTAAATATAATCAAGGAAATCTGCAATATTATCAAACCTAGCTGAAACTTCTTCAAAGTTCGGAATAATATTTACATTTGTATTGTATTTATACTGATTAGAGGTATAAGGTTTTGTGATAGCCGACTTTGAAACGCTATCAAAATCGGTATTACTGTATATAATCTGAGGATCACGATTACAATTCCGACTACTCCAATAATACTTGCCGAATATCTTATTATTGCCCTTTGTTATATATTTTGTGATATAGAACGCAAGAGCCGCCGAATTATTTTCCACAGGAATAGCCGTGGAAAAGCCGTATTTCCATTCAGGGATATTATACACAACGTTTCTAACGTGCAAGTTCTTTTCCTCTATGGTCTTTAATGTCACAGGTTTGTTATATCCAGTTACAAGCCTTGTGCCTGAATCGACCATATCAAAGCAATCATTGATAAGAGCGTGGCAATGTATACCGCCGTTCTTATGCCTTTCAGGAATGAGCAAGTATTTCATATCTTTCCGCTTGACCTGATTTTCAAGCCACCGCCTAAGTTTTTTCTTAACAAAATCAGCATTAGAAAAATCGTATTCACTACCATTGAAAGTAATAGTGAGAAAATACGCCCACTCATTTGAAAAGGCTATATCAAAGACCTTGTCTTTTGCACGCTTTAATATATCCGTCCGTTCCCCTCTTTCCTCTTTTGAAACCTTTGCAGGTTTTTTGATTATATCAAACATATCTGTTTGAGTATCTTCTTCCTGCTGAGATTTCTCAAATTTCTCCCATTTTCGTTTAAGCTGTAATATTTCTTGATTTTGCTGATATTCTTCAAGGTTTTTGTCAACGAATATGTAATTGTTGCAATAAGTTGTTGTCGAAGAGCCGTCAGCGTAGATTTTTGTTTTAGTATTTTTTAAAACGACCTCAGGGGGTAAATCATAAAAATTTGCCATTTTCCCACCGCCATTTTAGTTTTTGACGGAAATTTGCGGTTATTATCAAGTATATAACCGCAAATTTCTAAGCTTGCAAGCTGTTCGCCACGGCGCACGCAGGAGCGTGCGCACGTGGCTGAATCAATCTTGTATAGCTTTTAAAATTCTGCTTGCTATTTTCTCTTGCTCAGTTGTGCGCCCGATTTTCAGCCCCTTAACGATTTCTTCTGTATCATAAAGCGACCTTAATTCATCAGTAGCACAGAAAGTTTCTTTCCATTCTTTCGGACGTTTCCTCGTTCCTGCACTGCCCTGCTCTCCGTTAATGAGATAGTTTTCTTTTGTATAGCACTTATTGACGATAAGACGTGAATTAAAATACGCCTTACAATCTATGATATAATTGACCTGCTCACGAATTATTTTTGTACACCTTTTCCACTCCTGAGCCGACCCCCATATACACTTGTGTAAATGCCGTTGCAGTGAGATATATTCGAGAAGCTCGTCCGGAGCATCTTTCCATGATTGAGAATTAAGAGTCAGGTGCATTTCATCGAACAGAAACAGTACGCCTTGATTAACACCGTTTTCGTCAATATTCTCAACGTTCAAGATATCTTCCCAACAATCAAAAAATCTGTCAGCCACTTCCGTATGAAAGTTAGCACAGATAAGCACTTTTGGAAATCTACTCTTGACCTCTTGCGCACGTTTCACCATGCTTATAGTTTTACCTCGACCGCCCAAGCCGTTATAGAGATACAGCCCATACATATTGAACGGAACTTCTTCACCTTTAAGCCGTTTTCTAATAGTCTTGAAAGTGTCCTTTACCGACAAAGGAAAAGCATGAAGCACAGGAGTTCCAAACAGCATAAGAAGCACGATAACACCCACCACAACGCTTCCCAAGGCGAGAGGTATAAGCATAGCTTTCCAATTGATATTAGCAAATGCCGACCACATTATAAAAGCCCCCTTACAAAGTTCACAAGTGCAGATACAAGCAAAAGTCCGAGAACATAGAAAATGCTCTCAAACATCAATTCAAGATTTAAGAATTGGTCAAGCTGATACAGAAAAGAAATCATATCCCTAAGAGCCGAATAAGCTTCATCACTTATTGAGAATGACTTAAAGAACGGCAGACTAAAGAACAGCTCTACTATTTTCGCAGTTATCATTATTCTCCCTCACTTTCACTTGATTCATGAAGCTGTATTCCGAAGCAACGGAACAAAGCCTTAATTGTCGCATAGATACAGATAGCGTACATTGCTATAGTTGAAGCATTGAACAGCGCACTCTTAAGCTCGTTCGGAGCGGAGTTCATATTAAAATCAAAGTCCTTTCCGAAAAGTGTAAACGTAACTGAATTTGATGATGATTGCTTACCCTGCTGAAAAGCTTTTCTCAACTTTGCATAAGCAGGAAACTTGCTTTCTATAGCCACATTCAAATCTTTTGAGTTAGGTACAAAAAGATAGGTCACGAGCTTCTTCAAGTCGACCACGAGATTATACAGTGCAATGCCGATATTTTTAACAATAGTCCACAAACACTTGCCGAGCCACTCAAAAATGCCTAAGAAGTTGAAGAATACAAATTTCAAAGCCGCCCACAGCCAACGGAAGAAGCCAGTGAAAGCGTTCCACAGAAATTCAACAACCGCCTTTAAAAAGTCCGATATGCCGTCCAAGTCTTGAAACATATCAAAGTTAACGTAATCTCTTATATCAGGAAAATCAGTATCTATATAATCAGACAAAGACGGAAAGTTTTCATAATCTTTCTTTTCATCAAACGGCTCTTTCTTGTGACTATCTACAGTATCAACAAGACTATATTCATAACTTGCGGCGCAAAATCTATCCTTATATAACGCTTCATCACCCTTGCCCTTAGCCGCTATAAGGAAGAAATAAAGCTTGCCCGTATTTTCAATATCTTTGTTACTGTTATACCGCATAATGCCGTCACGCATAACATTCAGAGGGATTGAGCCATGCAAAGGGTTTTCTTTCGTGAAATCTCCCGAAGTGTCCATAGGGAGATAGTACCACCCGTCAGAGTTAGGATAATCCCATTCTGATTGATTAGACACGGCAATGTTTACGTTGTATACATCATTATCATTTTTCGGTTCAAAATTAAACAAAAAGTTTTTGCTATCATCATCATAAGTAATAGAAGCTTTATATGGTTTATTACTGGAATACTCTAATTTCTCGCCGTTATTTATGATATCAACATTTGTATCAATAATGTGCCAAGCATAATCGGGGCTGTTATCATTAACATAGAACGTAGGACAAAAGTGCATAAATGAAGTAGATGTAGATGCAGAAATAGAAATAGTATAAGCATCATCATTCCATGAATTACTATCCGTTTTCATAAACATACCCCATATTTCAGGAGTATAGCTTCCATAATCAGATAAGACGCCATCAGTAAGAACCATAGTGTCAAATGGAAGTGATATAACTGTAATATCAATACGCCATTCATTTGCCTGTTGCCAATAAGCTATATAATACTTATCGTCTAATGTGCCGCCCTTAGCTTTTATTTTTTCCACAATGTTAGATACCGTTTTAAGAATAGCAACATTTTGAGTTAATCCACCCTCACTTACATCATCAAGTGCAAATACAGGCACAACACAAGCCGAACACATCACGATAAGGGCAAGCACTAATGACAGCGTTGCTTTAAGTTTTCTATTTATCATAATTCCCCCTTAAAAATTGGCATAATAAAAGGGCAGTTCACTGAATGAACTGCCCTCGTTGCTGTCAGGCTTACGCCTTTACGTACTTTTTGAACATTCTGATAGCAATGCCGATTACAGTTGTCAGAGTTATCACAGGGATAAGAGCGACGATAGAATCGGAAACGCCCTGCATAGCAGAATTAGCGAACTGTGTCATAAGTTCACCGACATTTACGAGAGTATTGCCACCTTCTGCAGTTGTAGAAACAGGATTCATTAACACATTCTCCTTTCTTAATTAATTAAGCTATATATCCACTTGCCAAACTTGATGAAAAGATAAATACCGATAGATATTGTTATCAAAAAGCATATAGTGCCTAAATATGAGATTGTAATATTTTGATTATTGATTATAGTGTGCTGATTTTCGATAACAGCCGACATATTATATTCGTCAACCTGCTCAGAGGTAGTAACAGACGATAAATCAATCTGTGAAGAAGTGACATCATTCAACGCCCACGACCTCAATTCCCTGAGCCTGTCGCTCCAGTTCTTTAACACGGAACTGCAGTTTAGAAATTTCTTTATTTTTCTTATCAATTGCCTTAAAGCAACGAGTAAGGCAATAAAACAGGGCAAGCGCCACCACCAAGCAAAAATAAAGTGCGTATACTGTCATGTTCAAGCCCCCTTAGATAATGACCGCTTCAAGCTTCTTCTTATCGTTGTAGAAATACTGGATTTCCGTTCCGACAAGTTCTCCGATATCTTTCATAGACACATCTTTACCGAACACGTTTCCTCTTTCGCTCCAAGCACACTTGCAGTCATTGGCGATAGTGTAACCGACACCCTGAACGAAATTTGAATCATCTGCCAACTTGTTTTCTATAGGCTTTTGCACCTGTAGCACCAAGTTGTCATAGTCGATTGATTTTCCGTTATCGTCCGTAAATGTGCCTTTCTTGTGGATTGCTCCTATAAGTATTCCTCTCATGTTTTTACCTTTCTGCGGTTGAGGTTATCCGCTCACCTTTACTTTGCGTTTAGGTCATATATAACCTACATTTAGCATTATAGGTCACATATAGCCTATTGTCAAGACTTTTAAGGTCACTTGTGATATAATTTGTTTACTTAAACAAAATTAAGGTGATTAAATTATGATAAATTACCAAAAGTGTAACAACAAAGGAGTGACAAAAATTAGTACAAATTATTATCCAAGGTTGAAAGACCTCAGAGAGGACAAAGATTTAAGCCAAGAAGATGTGGCAAGAATACTAGGGACAGAGCAATCATATTATGCCAAGTATGAAAACGGCGTAAGACCAATCCCATTTGAAAGAGTAATAAAGCTTGCGCTTTTTTATGATGTGAGCATTGACTATATAGCAGGATTGACAAATGACAAGCGCGGCAGAGGATACAAGGAGCAAAGCAACGGAAAATACAACATAACACAGAAAAACAGCCCTAAGGCTGTTATCAAAATCAAGGAGGAAAAGTAAATGGAAGCGGTATTAACAACCTTAACATTTTGGTTTATAGCCGGGCTAATCGTATTTATACTGATAATCATATCAATCATTGGAACATGGTTTGAAGCACGAGAAATGCGCAAGGAGCTAGAGCAGATGAACGCATACCTTGCAACGCTCAATGATAACTTAGTCATAGGCTTCCAAAACAATGACCGCCAAAGTCGCAACTTCTGAGAGCCTGCCGCCCTCGTTCCTGCTTTCCTGAGCTGTCGCCCCTGCCGTGCTGTTTCACCCTTGTGGAACTTGTGCGCTCCCCTGCGCTGTGCTGTCGCCCCTGCCGTGCTGTTTCTCCCTTGTGGAGTTTGTGCGCTCCCCCTGTGCTGTGCTGTCGCCCCTGCCGTGCTGTTTCTCCCTTGTGGAGTTTGTGTGCTCCCCCTGCACTGTGCTGTCGCCCCTGCCGTGCTGTTTCTCCCTTGTGGAACTTGTGCGCTCCCTGCGCTGTGTTTGGTGCGAACTGCGTTCGCAATAAAGGGGGATTCTTGAGCGGCGTTCCCCTCTTTTTGGAGCATTGAAAGCATTGAAAACATTGAGAGTGTTGAAAAATCATAGATTTTCCAACACTCTCAACATTTCCAACACTTCCAACACCCCAAAAATTCACCCCCTAGCCGCTCGCATGATGGATTTCCCACATAGATAGCGCTTCGCTTTTTTTCTTTTTCTCTTAGAATATGCGCTGCTTTCCTCGGGGCTTTTTCTTTGTGGTTTTGTCCGCTGTTTGTGTTTTTTGTTTTCTTTTTCCATGTTTTTTCTTTTTGCTCTTGTGGAGCTTGCCTTGTGTCGCTTGTCGCTCCATGTGAGGGCTTGTGCCTGCTTCCGTGAGTAGTTTTCCCTCGTTGCTTATCACTTCTCCACGGGGCTTATAGTTACTTTTGCGAGGGGCTTCACTCATGCCGTTCACCGCTTGCCAGTTCTCATAACCCGAAGGTCGTTGGTTCAAATCCAGCTCCCGCAACCAATAGTTCCCACGACCGAAGTTAATGTACTTTGTATGTTAATTTCGGTCGTGTTTTTTATATCTATACGAGAAATGAGCAGGCGTATAGCTTTATCGTCTGGGCTGTCATGCAGAGCCTTGAGCCAAAGAGAAATCTGATCCGTAGTGTAGTCCTTTGGCATTTCCGTCTTCTTCAATGCCTCTATCTCAGAACGGAGCTGGTTCATCTTCGCACCGATATCCTCGATAACATCAGCTGGGAGGACACCACTTGACATGTTGGTCATCAAGGTGTCATACTGCTTCTGCTTCTCCGATATCTTAGATGCAACTATCTTTTTGAAATCAGCAGCTCTCTCAGGCTCTCCGCACTTGTACTTTCGCATAGCAGTAGCAATAGCCTTTTGATTTTCTTCGTTGAGCAGGGTGCGAAGATATGTCTTAGCGGCGTCATCAACGATATCCATAGATATCATAGGTGCACCACACTTCTTTGAACAACGATAGTAGTGATATACGTGTCCTTTCTTCGTTGATATGTGTGCGTGCATTTTCGCACCGCATGAGCAGTAGACTAACCCACTGCATAGATATGATGTCTTTGGTCCACTCTGTTTTCTGCTATCCATAATCTTCTGCACCTCGTCAAATGTTGCCTTGTCGATTATCATCGGCAAGGCATTTTCTATTCTTATAGCATTAGGTTTAGACCTGCGCTTAGATCTATCCTTTTCCTCGTCAACGCAGTATATATATGTTCCTGTGTATTTCTCGTTTCGTAGTATCTCATATACTGCAGAATACGTCAAGGGCTTTCCACGCTTGCCCACAATGCCCACTGCCGCCATTTCTGCGATAATGTCCTTAGTTCCCTCGCGATTTTTCACCGCCGCAAAGATCTTGCGGACATATTCCGCCTCATAGGGGTTTATGACGTACTTCTGATCTACGATATCATATCCGAACGGCGGATAGCCACCATTGTGAAGACCTTTCAGGGCTATTTCACGTTCTCCCTTTTTCGTTTCATTTGCAAGGTTATCTATATAGTATTCTGACATTGACCACATCAGCGCACGCATTATCTTGCTCTCCGGGCCGAAGCCGAAGTCCTGACCAACAGCTATCAGTGTAATGCCCATTTTCTGCAGGCGAGCGTCAAGATTAACGTGTTCGCCCAGTGATCTAGCCACACGATCGTATTTGTGAATAAGAATAGTATCGAAAGTACCCTTATTGCAATCTCTCAACATTCTTTGATACTGCGCACGGCTTGCTGTCATTGACCCCTTACCACTGATAGCCTCATCTGCATATACGGCTACGATATTATATCCCCTAGTGGCGGCGTACTGTCTGCACGCCCTGAGCTGGGCTTCAATACTTTCTTCGGATTGCTTATCCGAAGAGTATCTAGCATATATAACTGCATTGCTCATAGTGACATCTCCTAAGTGTTATTTCGGACGAACTGTGTCGGCGATTGACAAGAAGTCTTTGGTATTATCCTCATAATCAGAACCAAGTGTAAGAACATAGAAGTAACCATTTATATCAGCCACAGCCGCCGTATTGAAAGAAGTTGAAAGGTATACTTCACAGTCAGAAAGTCCACTAACAAATGAATATACTTCACCGTCCAGTGCCATATAATCATTGAGAAAATCTTCGGCACTTATATAGCCTGGTTTTTCTGTCTTTATAATCGAAAATCCATACCCATTTGTAACAACTACCCACGAAGTATAGTGTTCTGTTGATTTTGACTTCTGCTGCTGGTAATCTCCTTCTATGGTAAGGCTCAAATCGTCAAAAGTGAGTACGTTCTCAGCAGGTTTTGCAGCTGTTGTCGTTGTAGTTTCCGTAGTTGTCGTAGTTGTTGTAGTTTCTGCCGTGGTAGTAGTAGTTTCAGTAGCAGATGCCTCAGTCGTAACAGCAGGCGTTGTTGAAGTTGATGAAACGTCACCGCCCGACTCTGAGCAGCTTGTCATCATCAACAGGGTTGATATTACGGCGGTTAAAATAACAGTTTTCTTCATTTTTGTTACTCCTTTATAAAAAAATAAGCACCTCAAAAGTTGGGCTATTCTTTTTCAAAAATTTATATGGTATTAGATATATATAGGAGGTGCATTCTATATATATGAATACTAAAAATTATAAAATCGAATTAAAAAAGATAATGCACGAGAAGCACATGAATGGAAAACAGCTTGCAGAGCTTGCCGAGATAAGTGAGGGGGAGATAAGTAAGATATTGACCGGCAAAGCCAACCCCACAATTGAAGTTATTGCACGCTTGGTTATTGTGCTCAAATGTGAACTATCTGATTTGGTAAAAATCCTGAAATAAATTTCTTTTAGGAAATTTTACTGCATTTTTTGCCGAAATATGTTATAACCAGCATAAGGGGATTTAAACATATTTTTTCAAAAAATGAAAAAGAAAGGGGTGAGCAGCATGACTGACGCTGAGCGTAAGGAGCTGCAGGACAAGTTGGCAGAAATGATTTATTTACTTCTGTTTGAAAACAAGTCCAAATAGGGTAACTGCCTACATATAGGCAGGCGAATAAGCACTTCACGTTTTGTGGAGTGCTTATTTTTTTATTTTTCTTTCCTTTTGGAAGTTTTCCATTTTAAAAACTCCAAATAATCATAAAGATTAGTTAAGTCTTCATCGGAAAGATCGTCAAGAAAAAGGCGAATGTTTTCGATTATTTCGTCTTTTTTCTTTGAGTTCTCGGTAACATTTACCGAGTCCTGATAGAGGTAGTTTGGATCAACTGATAGGACTTTAAAAATATTTAACAGAACATCTTCTTTAGGGCTTGACGTTCCATTCTCATAATTGCATATTGCCGATTTTGTAACGCCAAGCTTGTCAGCTAATTGCTTTTGTGTCATTCCAAGTTGTTCTCGTTTTTCCTTTATTCGTGACCCTAGACTCATATGTTTCCCTCCCTTCTATACTTATATTCTACCACAATAATACAAGTATGTCAAGATAAAAGTACAAGAAATTTGATATTAATATCAAGAATTGTGTACAAATTTTAATGCGAATATTTGTACACTTTTGTACAAGAAACTTGTACAAAACATCTTGACAGTTCAAGAAACTTGTGCTAGAATATATGTAAAGTACAAGAAACTTTAACTAATCCATGAAAGGAGATGTCCATTATGACAAACAAGGCTAAGAAATCAATCGTAGCAGAACAGCTTAAGAAGATCATTGATGACAGAGGTCTTAAGCAGAAGAAAGTTGCCGAAATCCTCGGCTACGACTACAGAACATTCAACAATATGCTGAATGGCTATAAGATGATAACAACTGATGATGTGATTATCATTGCTACGAAGCTTGGTGTTGAGCCTAATCAGCTTTATGGCTGGTCAGCATAATAACGTTTTGTTGACCTCAACAAAACGAAAAAAGAGGTGATACCAATGTCAAAATCAACAGACCATGAGTTCAATGAGATAGTATATGACAGTGTTCTTCCTGAGATTGCAAGAGCGTTCTGCTCTTTAAAAAAAGAAGTCTCAGGAAATAAACTCGTGAATGAGCTATCTCCTGAGGAAAATGAGATTATAAAAATCAAAAGCAAAATGTTGAACAAAGTCATAACAGACTTTATTCAGAAACAGCTATGATCAAGGCTTGAACTGATCCACAACATATATTTCAGCAAGTTTCTTGACCAATTCAAAAGTCATTGCTTTGGCTTTTGTCTTAACAGTGTTCCACAGCTTAGAATCTCGAATGCTGTCGAGATACTGATGACCCTCATATGTGATACAGCTGTAGACAATAGTTATAATCTTGCTGTCAGCCCCTATGGGTTTTGCCTCAATATACTTGGCTTCCAAGAGCTTAGTTGAAGAATAAACAATATCGGCTCGTGAGAAGTCTGGCATTTTCTCACAGACCTGCTTAAGGGTTAAGCTTGGAAATGACAAGCTATCGTCCATGACTAGGTTTTCTTCAAGAGTTAGCAAAAGTTCACGAACACAATCATAGTTTAGTTTCATAGTTATCCCCCCCTTTCTGATATATTTCAAATTTATTATATCATACAAGGTGGGAGCATTCAAGATAAATAAGGAGAATAAAAGTGACAAACCATAAGATAAAAGACTATCATAAGAACCGCCTTGCATTTGAGGTCATAGTCAAGAACTATGAAATGCTTTGTTCCCTGCTGATAGTGCTGAATAAGAAGTATCCTAAGACGTTCTATCCCAAGAAATGTCGCCAATGGATAGATGATTTTGCAGCCAACTGCAAAATTGCCAACGAATGGGACAAGGACGGTGTATATGCCTATAAAATGCAGCAGGCGTGCGAGAATAGCGGCATAGATCTGAACATGGTAGTAACGTTCGTTGAACGGAATTGCAAAGAGTTCAATCTCCAGAACAGGGCTATTCTGGCGGACAACATCAAGCTGGCACTTGTGCAAACCGCAACAGAGTATGGCGTGGGCGGCAAGCGTATGAAAGCCATTCAGAACGCCATGTTGGAAACGTTCATTGACAATCCAAGGGAGCAGGTCAAGGCTCTGGGTATAGATGATTACATCGAAGAATGCACAGTGGGTCAGGTCGATATCCGCAAATTCAGAGTCAAAGACAAGGTCAGGACTACCCTGCAGGAGCAGAAAGAAACTTCAGCAGGCTTGGAAGCGTTCCGGCGCTGGTCAGCTGAGAATGTAAAAGAGGGGCAGTAAAGTGAAAGAAACGATTGATATTCCCGTAAGCGTTACATATCGCATAGAGGACGGCAAGGTGATAGAGCATCGCCGTAAAGTTAGGAAAATTCCAGTCGATATCATCGCAGGATTCCTATATAGGTACTATAAGAAGACCTCAAAGGAAGGTGAGATAAAGCAGTGATACATATCATCAAGGCTGACATCATCGTCAACGAAAAAATCAACGCTGAGATTGAAAGAGTCGTCGGCAAGGCTAAGCTGTTGACCGACAAGAAGTGGACAGAGCCCATAAGCGAAGAGTCACTGCTGAGCTACTACATAGCACAGACGGTCGAGAAACACCTGATAAGTGATATTGAGGAGCGTATCAAGGAGTTGGAAGGTGCCGAAAATGTACACAAAGAGTAATACCCGCAATTCACTGATATCGCAAGCCGTTATCAGAATAGCAACGGATATGGGGATTGAAAGCTATGTCCGAGAGATACGCCACGGCTATTCTATATGTGCCGGCGAATTCGTCATCGTTGACATGGCGGACAATACCAGCGTCAAGATGATAATATCAGATTATGAAGGATATTATCAGCAAATCAAAAGAAATCTGAGAAAATGGAGGAAAAATTATGGCAAAAAAAAACGTAGCGCTTGCACTCAATGAAGATGTCAAGGCGGTTGACTACCTGACAATGAGAGAGCAGAGAGACAAGCATAACAAGCTCGTTACCCGTCGAAAGCGAGAAGATCGCAGAGAGTGCTTCGCAATGGCCTTGCTGACTATCTTCTTTGCATTCATGATAATAGTAGTAATGCTCGGTCTTGGGCAGGTATGGGAGATGATCTACTGATGTATGATTTCAACAACGCAGTCAGACTTAACCGCATAGGTGGTGAATATGTCATCACTGTGGACGGAAAGCCGTTGGAAACGTCACTCAGCTCTAATCAGCGCCGAAATCCCCTTATAGCTGTCAGCAGATATGCGTCAGCAATAGGCGAATACCTCAGAGGGAACGTCAAAAAGTATCTTGCTGAGAACGAGCTGAACGTAGTTACGGGCTGTAATGTCTGCATGGAGTGTACAGACTGCAAGTTCTATCACCTCAACAACGCTGAAAGCAACTGCCGCCTAGGTGACAACAATGAGTAAGACAGTATACGTCGATAATACTATCTATCGAAAAGAATCTAAGCAGTTCCCTAACGTCAAGTATCGTTTCAACCTTGCCAACGTCGTGATACATAGTATGTATACCATGTATCTTAAGAGCCGTGGCATACCGAAGACCATAGGGCTTACAGACAAGCAGCGTTTTGATTTTGAGAAACGAGTTCAATCTCTTATCGACAACGGGTCTATCGTAGTGACAGAAGTCGAAGCAGGAACGAAAGGAAAATGAAAATGAGTACCATAGGAATAATACTGTTATCCATAGCGACGCTTATCGTTGCGGATATCGTGATGTACATAGTACTTGGTGCCATTGAAAAGCACTGGGAGAAAAAGTTTAAGGAGGATAAAGATGACGAGAGATGAAATAATTCTTGCAGCAGAATGCTGTATAGCAGACAACTGTGGAGCTTGTCCGTTTATAAATAGAGGTAATTGCATTACTGATTTTATGAAGAATGTTCTTGAATGCATAAAAAACGAGCCTGCACCTGCGGCAACAGGCACAAGCTCGGAGGTATCAAAAGATACCGATAACATACACCTTGATGATAGCATAAAACAACAAATTTGTCAAGCATATGATACCGTGGATGAAGCTTGTGCAGATATAATTGATATTTATGAAGTAATGTCTGAGCGAGAGCATAGAGCGTTTAACATTGGAGAGGCGTATGGAAAGATATGCAGCACGAAATGTAAGTTGGAAGGACTGATCGGAGCAAGCGGAAGAGAGGGAGAGTAAATGCCGATTATAACAGACGTTGACCTGCTATGCTATAATGCTGAACTTGCGGGCGCCAGAAAGCGGCTTGATTACAAATCGCCCCCACCAAGGCATAACGCAGGTCCATGTATTTTTTACAACAGTATAAGGCAAGAGTGCATGGCATTAATCGAGAAGCCAACACAAGAAATTTGCACACGTTGCAAGTTTTTCAAAACCAGAACGGAGGATTATAATGCAGATGAATTCAAATAAACAGAAACTAACATTTGATTGGAGAAAATTCAAGTATGAGAACATAGCTGTTCATGTCAAGACTCAGGAAGAATACGATAACTTTATGAAAGAATGCAAGGCGCAGGGGTTTGCATGGTGTACTGGCGAAGAAGCTGATATGCCCAATCTTTGGCTGGGCTGTGCATATGATATGTGCATTGTATATGACAATAGCGGGCTTGTAAAAAAGGGATTGCATTATCAGAGACTTGGCTTCTTTAAGGACACGGGATATAGAATAGAAGAATTCGCAGATTTCTATTTTCCAAAAGATTATCAGCCAATTAATTCAACCAGCAATCTTATCCCAGAAAATCAGATAGAATTTTTGGAAAAGCCAACAACGCATACCTTGAAGCTGGAAGAATGCTTCTGTGAAGCAGTTGTCACAGGTAAGAAGAGTTTTGAAATTCGTAAAAATGACAGAGGTTTTCAGCCCGGAGACACGATTGAGTTCATTCCAGTTAGTAACGGACATACTGCTATTCATGTGATATCAAACCACAGATATAGGATAACATATGTCCTAAGTGGTTGGGGGTTGAAGAATGGATATGTTGCATTAGGAATAGAGGAGGTAAAGAACTATGACTAGCTACAGAGAGCAGGCGTTAAAGAAACTCACAGACGAACGAGAGGGCGTTAAGCTTAGCGGTGGAGCATCGGCGAACACAGTGCTGAGCACTATCATTCAGCCTGTCATTGACGCACTTGAAAGCTTCGTCAAGCAGGACGAGGAGTTCGCACAGGCGGTCGCTCAGGGTGGCACACTTCAGAAGTGTTTTGAAGCAGTTTACAAAGCTATTAAGGATAGCAACTTTGCACTATCAGACTTCAAAACCTATGAAACCGCAGCAGGCTTTTTCTTCCCTGGCTGTAAGATACGTTATCACATGGATATAGACCTCTGCGGTAGTGTCAACAAGGAAGCGCCTGAGCAGAAGCGCAAGTCGATCACAGTTTCTTTTGATGACCTTTTCTGAGAGGTGATTGAAAGTGTGGATAAACAATAACAAAGAGCAGTCGCTAGTATATAAGCCTATATTCACAGACTATCTCACCCATGCCCAGAAAGAAGACGTTGAGGGCTTCCCGCCCCTCAACGTTGACGATTGTGCCGAGATTAATCGTCACTTTACGCCCTATATCTTTTACCGCAGGACTAGCCAAGGGCGCTATACCTGTTTCTGTACGTCCTGCAATCACGAATTTAAGGTCAATAATACTGATTATGGCGATATATACCACGCTGATGATAATGTCGTCAAACATAACCACATGGGGACTTGCCCATGTTGCGGTGTGAAAGCCGAATATAAAGCCGCAGGATATAAGCAAGTTCAATTAAGTGAAGTAGTTGATTTCGTAATATATAAAGCCGTTGAAGAAGTGGTATATATATATGCGGCGACGATTCATAAAGACTATAACGAATACGGAGCGGAGGACTTCGACAGGAGTCCCGATCTTTGGGTCGATTTTCAAAAGCTTTACGTTCTGCGAAAAGGCAGTGCTGAGGTTTATCAGTCGCATGCCTCATTTCGTCCAAACGGCTGGTGTTATATGATAGAGCCTATGAAGAGGAAAATGTGCAGTTCATTCAATAACGGATTTGCTGATCACAGACAAGTATACCTATATAAGAATATAATTAAGGATACATTCTTAAAGTATTCAGGCTTTGATTGCTACTGTTGTCGCCACTACATAAGAGAGTATGACCAAGAACGTTATTATACCGCATATGCTATGTATCCGATACTTGAATTGGCGGTTAAAATGAACTGTGACACCATGGTGCAGGATCTGCTTTGGCGCAACAAGAAAAATTATAAGATATTAAATTGGAACGCAACATCGCCGAAAAAATTCTTCAAGCATCTAACGCTGAATGAAGTGAAAGCATTTCTTGAAAATCACACGCCGGCAAGAGTTATAGAGGTGTATCAGGACTTCAAGCGCAAAGGTAAGAAGAAAGACATTTTTTACTGCCGAATGTACAGCTATATTACTGATTACTGCACTAGCATTGAAAAAGCAGGTGTTGACCCAGAGCAGGCATTAGAATACCTGAGAAAAGTCATGAAGCACTCTCCCGAAGAAGAACGTTGCGAAGACGATCACTCAGAGATAAGGCGCCTTGTCAAGCTGTATGACGATTATGCCAATATCGGCTTGAAAATAGGCTATGATTTTCGCTTGAAAAACATAGCCTTTCCGAGAGACCTGAACGAAGCGCATGATAACGCAGTTGAGAACTTCAATTTCATGGAAGAAGAACGCAAGAGAAAAGAAGCCGCCGAGCTTGAGGAAGCCTATAAGCCCAGATACAAGAAGCTTTGCAAGAAGTATAAGGGCTATAGCTATCCTGGTATTCAGTTGGTTGTACCAGAGAATGCCGAAAGCATCATCAAAGAGGGAAAGGACTTGCAAATATGCGTCGGCGGCTATGCTTCAAGGCATTGCAACGGCGCCACGACAATTCTATTCATCAGAAAACCATCTGACCTTGATAAGTCATGGTTTACGATTGAAATAGACAATGCTGACCATATCGTGCAATGCCACGGATTTAAGAATGAACAAGCCAAAGACCCCTTAACGGGCAAGAAGCTTGAAAAGCCTGAAATAATCAAGGCGTTTGAAGTCAACTTCCAAGAGTGGCTGAATAGTCAGAAGAAGCAGAATAAAAGGAAAAAAGCAAGCTAGGAGGAATTACAATGAATGAGATCAAACTAAGACCCGGTAAGGAGTTCGTATATAATGGCATACGTTTTATATGCCTCGATATTATCGACGGCAATTACTTAGCAATAACGGCTGAGTGTTGGTGTGAAAAGCGTTTTAACGAGGAGTTCAAGGACGGCTGCAACAACTGGGAGAAATCCACTCTCCGCCGCTTTCTTAACGAAGATGTGCTAGAGGGACATTTTAACACGGAGCATCTTATAAAGCAAACGTCTGACCTTGTCGCCGATAACGGTGATAAAGTTTACGGAACGTGTGAAGATTATATAACGCTGCTCACTTGCGACCAGTACCGCAAGTATAGAGATTATGTGCCGCTCTTTGAAGGCTGTATGTGGACGCTTACTCCGTGGAGGTGCGACACCGGCTACGCTTACAACGTGCATATCGTCATCCCGGGGGCTATCGACCACGGCAATGCACACAGCAATTTCGGGCTTGCCCCGGTTTGTTTATTTAATTCTGATAATCTCACATTGCACTGACAGGTGCAGCTTATACCCGCTGAATAACTAACCAAAATAGGAGGAAACGCAATGGAAAACACAGAAATTACAGTATCTATGAAAACGGCTATGGCAGAACATCAGCACATATGCGAATGCTATAGGACAGCCGCTACGGCTATCGTAGAAATGGGCAGGTCACTGAAAAATATCAGAGACTATAAGCTCTACACTGCACTTGGCTATGAGTCTTTCAAGAATTATCTCGAGAGCAATGGTGATTACACGTTCAAAGAACGTCAGGCGTATACCTATATCAAACTCTATGAGGACAACAGTACAAAGTTTCTCGAAGAACACGCAAGTATAGGCGTGACAAAGCTGGAGCTTCTATCCAAGCTTCCGGAGTACGAACGTGAAGAATTCGCTGACACACATGACCTCGGTGGAATGACAGTTGAAGAAGTCAAGAAGTTAATCAAAGAAAAGCAGGCGTTAGGCGAGCAGCTGACATTCCTTGAGGAGGAGAAAAAGGAGCAGACAGAAAGCGCCGAGTCCCTCAGAGCTGAGATTGAAGAACTGAGAGAAAAGCTTAAGCAGGCCGAGGACAAGCCTATCGAGGTAGTTAAGAGAGACCTCGACGAAGAAGAGATTGACAAGATAAGGCTTTCTGTCCGCCAGGAGCTTCACGCTGAGCATATGAAGGAACTGAATGCGTTGAAGAAGTCAAGCCGTGAAGCCGTGAAGGCGGCAGAAGCTGAAAAAGATAACGCTCTTAAAGAAGCGCAGACAGAACGTGACAATGCCGTTAAGAAAGCCGTTGCTAAGTATGAGACCGCCCTCAGCAAGGCTAAGGCTGAGGCAGAAGAAGCGGACCATGCCAAGGCAGAGTTGGAAAAGAAATTGAAGTCAGGCAATGCAGACGAAGCAAGGGTTGCGCTGAAGATCATCTTTGAAAACGTTCAGAAAGGGCTTACGGAATTCATTGAAAAAATCAATGATATTGAAGACCCACAAACCAAGGAAAAGTTCATTACTGTCACAAGCAAGTGGCTCAGGCAGGCGGCTGATGACCTTGAGGGGTAATGTTTTGAAAGCAGGACATAGATGACAACAGAAATAATTAACGAACTATTCGGCATAAAGGAAAGCTTTGAACTTCCGCAGGCACTTCTTGCGAAACTTCTTGACAAGGCTGAAAAAGACAAGCTATGCAAGGAATTTGTCAAACAGGGTTTCAATGGCAACAATGATTGCCTGCGTGACTATTTTCAAGAGAATAACGCAAACCGCAGTAATCTAAAGCAGGATTATACGCCCGATTGTCTGTGCAAGTTGATTTCCAAGCTTGCACCAAAGTCAGGGAAGATAATTGATATTTGTGCAGGAACTGGCGCACTGTCGGTTGGTATGGATAGGGATAGCGTCTTTCAATGCGAAGAATTATCGCAAATGAGTATTCCTGTGTTGCTTCTCAACCTTGTGATACGCAATAAAGATGCCATTGTTGTTCAAAAAAATGTTTTGCTTAACGAAGTGCAGAAAGTTTATAAGCTGTGCAAATCGGACGAGTTCAGCGATATAGAAGTTGTTGATACTTATGAAGAGAATACAACGGACGTTGTCATATCAAACCCACCTTATTCGCTGAAATGGGAGCCGAAATCAGACCCACGCTTTGAGGGCTATGACCTTGCACCTGCTAAAGCTAGTGACTATGCGTTTGTGCTTGACGGCTTATCACGGCTGTCTGACGTAGGCAAAGCATTCTATATCCTGCCTGCAGGTGTCCTCTTTCGAGGAAACGCAGAGGGCAGGATCCGCAAGCAACTCATAGAAAATAATTTGATAGACGCAGTTATCTCATTGCCTGAAAATATGTTTTTGAATACCTGCATACCTGTCAATGTTATCGTCTTCAGCAAGAACAAGCAAACGAGAGACATTTTGTTTATCAGTGCCGAAAAGCTTTTTGAAAAGCACGGCAAGCAGAACGTCATGACGGATGAGCACATTCAGAAAATAGCCGATACATATCACAGCCGCAGTGTTGTTGAAAAATTCTCAAACGTGGCAAGCTATGAGGAAATTGCTAAGAATGACTACAATTTGAACATTCCACGCTATGTTGACACGTTTGAAAAGGAAGAACTTCCGTCTTTGAAAGACCTCTGCAAAGAGCTGATACAAAGCGAACTTGAAGTGCGTAAGGCAACGAATGACCTTATGGCAACGCTGAAAGACCTCTGCGGTGATGATGAATATAATCAGGTCAAGGACGATTTTTTGAAATTCTTCACTGAGCAAGACATTGTCGGTGAAACCATGGCAACATGGCTTGAAATGAAAAATCTTGAAAACCGCACGGACTACATTCTTTCCCATGCCAAGAAGGAACGCAAACCACTGCTTGACATTGTGACATTTGAACGTGTGAAAAAAGGCAAAGTGTACGAAGCTGGCACTGTCTATATTCAGCTATCCGCTACGGACGGAAAAGTAAGATATCTTTGCGAGAACTCAGAGCTGGAAACCAAGTACGGCGTATTTCAACCCAAAGACAAGAGCATGGGAACAAGATATCTTTTCTATATCTTGGAATATGAAATGGAAGCGTTTTTGGCACGATATCAGAGCGGAATGAATATTAATCCTGAGATTTTCAAATTCATGCAAGTTACGTACTATCCCGAAGTGAAGTATCAGCAAGAAATAGCTATGACGCTTGACGGCATTCAGGCAAGGTATGATGAGGTTTATCAAGAAAAAGAGTCATGGCAATGTTTCAAGAAATATCATTTGGAGGGAATGTTCCCGTAACAAGAGCACAAAAGTTTGAGGAGGAATAAGCAATGATGAAAATAAAACCCGAATACATATTTCCGCTCCTGCTGATTCTGCTAGACGTGGGAGCGGCTAGCATATACGCTGTGCAAAAGGACTACAAAAAGGCTGTCTACTGGTTAGCGGCGGCTGTGTTGAATGTTACAGTGACATTTTAAGGAGGTATAACAATGGCTGATAAATACATTAAAGTTGCTAGCTTAAAAAATAGACTTAATTATATTTTTAGAAACTATGGCACATCAAAGTTTATTAGGGATAAGGTAAACGAGGCGATAAAAAGCGTTCCGTGTTATTTTAAGGGAGAATTGGACACAACTCTTGAAGTTGCAGACGTGCAGGAAGTTAAGCATGGAGAATGGAAATTTCACAAACGAACAAAGCTCGTGCCAAGCAACAAGGTTAGCATAAAAGAAGAATACACTAATGGTCATGATTGTACTGTCGTTGACAATACAAATGTCAACAAAAAAATCATGATTATGAAAAAACGTATAACATTAAAAATTCCTATATGTTCGGTCTGCGGTTGGTGCGGACATGATGAATGTGATACAACGCTATACTGCCCTAACTGCGGTGCTAGAATGGACGGTGTCCTTAGTGAATAAGAAGGCTATACCAACAGAACACATAGAGCAGGCGTTGCTGTTTAAATGGGCGATGTTCAGCTCAGGCAAGTATCCCGAACTGGAGTATATGTTCGCTATACCGAACGGTGGCTATCGCCACTATAGAACTGCCGCAGATCTTAAGTCTGAGGGCGTAAAGTCAGGTGTGCCTGACATAATGCTTCCGGTGGCACGTGGCGGTTACTACGGTCTTTTTATAGAAATGAAACGCACATCAGGTGGACGAGTATCGGAATCTCAACAGAAGTTTCTGAAAACGCTTAATGACAACGGCTATCTTGCAGTTGTCTGCAAAGGATTTGAGCAGGCGCAGGAAGCAATCTTGAAGTACCTTAATAAAGGAGTGAGAAAATGAAAATATCTAAGCTGAAAAAAATATGCAGTAAAGCGGCTAAGACCATATCCTACTTCTATAATGAAAATGATAATTCATTATGGATCGGCTCAGGAAGTGCAATATATCCGCTTTACGGCATGCCGAACATGAATACCAGCGAGCAGTTACTCACGCTTTTTGACATTAATGAAAGTGACCGTGAGAATTGGAAATGTAAGCAGCTGCCACCTGCTATTGAAAGCAGCATTGTTATGAACATCGATTCATGCACAACAGGCAAGATTATAGATCGTCGTTCAACATTCGTTGCCGGACCAAGCGAATATCAGATATTCTCAGGCACAGAAAAAGTACATATATGCCCGAAAGCATTTCTTGAAGTAATAGATGATTATGAAATTCTTACATACTATTCCATTGATGATATGATAATCGTCAAAGCAGGCTTACTGACACTCGGTGTACTGTGTGAAACCCATGGCGTTGTAACACAAGAACTTCTTAATGACATTAATTCCATGCACGATATGTTACAAGAAGTATTCAACAGGGAGTGCGAAGAAAAAGGCAAGAGCAGAAATTATGAGCAATTGGCAATGACAGAGTGAAGCCCTATATATTATATATAGTATAGAACAAGTGTTCAGCCCGTGTGTAAGCACGGGTATGAGGGCTTGTAATGGGTCTTAATAACTCGGACAGTGGGAGGAAATGACAATGAGTCAGATGAGATACAGAGAGCAGAAGTATATTTATGGAAATTACATGGAAGTGAATATGTATCCCGTCTATGCCTGCCCACGTTCTTCTAGTCGAAAGAAGAAAAGAAAACCGACAAGCAAGGTGCAGGAGAGATTGAATCAGATCAATGCTGAAAGGGCTCTGGCAAGACTTATTCCTGCAAACTTCACTGACAAAGACTATAAGTTCGAGCTGACCTATGCACCGCAGAATAATCCTGCTGACCTTGAGCGTGCCAAGAAAGACTTTGCTAACTTCGTCAAGCGTGTGAATAGAGCAAGAGTCAAGAGAGGCTTACCGAGAATGAAGTATATTTATTCCATTGAGCAGGGCTCAAAGTCTGGACGTATCCACTTCCATGTTATCATGACAGGTGGTCTGACTATCAACGAGATAGCTTCCATATGGGGCAAGGGCTATGTTGACAAGGTACTACCATTGATGTTTGACCAGACAGGCTGTGCAGGAATTGCAAAATATTTCTGCAAGCAGAAGATTTCAGATCATAACAACGGCAAGCATGCCAAGCGTTATGTTGCGTCAACTAACTGCATTAAACCGCAACCGCAGAATAACGATTATCGTCTGACGAAACGTGCGGTGCAGAGCATGGCATATAACTGTGATAACTCGGCGCTGTTCGAGAATATGTATCAAGACTATTACTATGCTGATTGCCGTCCATTCTGGAACGAGGATAACGGCACGTTCTACATATCGCTATTCATGTACCGCCGAACGGCAAAGCTGAACATATAGGGGGTGAGATGATGAGTCTTAATGGAGCTGAGTTCAGTGTGATATGTGATGATTGCCATGAAACATTCATAGTTTGCGTTCGTAAAGAAAAAATTCAAAGCATAGAGGGGGACGTATGGTGCTATAACTGCCCTCACTGCGGTAAGCTATACGTTGCATATATCGACGATAGCTTGACACGTCATGCCTGCAAGCTACAGAAGAACGGAGTGATACTGAGAGATATCCTGCCGAAGATATCAAGAGAATTATCTGCAAGGCAGGGAAAGGAGCAAGAGCATGACTAAGAAGCGATTGCTGTCATATCGACAGCTTAAGGCTGAACTGAAATTGGTAGGCATAGATAGTGACGACTATCGCAGACTCAAAGCAGAGATAGCAGAGATTGAAGCATATGTGTCTAGCATTGATGATGCATTCATCAGGATTATTTTTCGACTTCGCTATCTTGTTCCACGCAAGGACGGAGCTTGGCAACCACCGTCATGGGCGTGGATAGCCAGGCAAGCCAATGCTTCAGAAGATTACTGCAAGGGCAGGCATTGCAAGTTCTGTAAGAAAAACACACTGTAACACGCACGAACACACTCTGCGTGCTATGATGATAATGCGGGGTTGTTGTTATAGTTTTTCCATAGTTTTATGCCGGTGCAAGGGCCACGTTGTATGACGTGGTCCTTGTGCTATATATGCGAGGTGATAACGTGTATAGTACGAGTCAGATCAGAGAGCTAATCAAGGACGGACGAGTTGACAAGTTCTACAACGACCGCTACTGGAGAAAGTTCAGTAAGAGCGTTATCGCAGAGCAACACTATGAGTGCCAGATATGCAAGTGCAAAGGCAAGGTGACGAGAGCAAATATTCTTCATCACGTCAAGCATCTTAAGCAATTTCCGCAGCTTGCATACAGTCGGTATTACTATGACGATAATGGCGAACGGCATAGACAGCTGATAGCACTGTGCCATGACTGTCATGAAGCACAGCACCCAGAACGGCGCTGGCAAGAACGTGCAGATAAGTTCGTCAATGAGGAGCGGTGGTGAGCGCCTTGCGGCGATACCCCCCGGGGTCAAGGGTCGAAAAATTTTTTCGGCCTTGTACGACGGGAGGCACAAAAGACAAATCCGCCCTCGCACGCACGTGAGAGAATTTTTTCAAGAAAATCAAATGTAAGGAGTTGGCAAAAGTGAAAAAGCCTAGTCTATCAGAGATCGAAAATTCGTTGACAGAACAGCTTGTCCAGATGGGAGCTTCTGTCGATTTCTACAAGTCGCTTGTCGCAGATTATATGTTCTACGAGAAGCAGGAACGAAAAATGCAGGCTGATATTCGCAAGAGAGGACTGACCTATATGGCGGTTTCTGCGGTAGGAAAAGAGTATGAAAAAGACAATCCCTCCGTAAAGCAGGCGTATATGTACAATAAGCAGAAACTTCAAATTCTGAAAGACTTGGGTTTGTCAACTGACAAGGTCAAGAACCTTGACGATGACGAAGAGCTGTAAGGGGCAAGAAGCTCTTGACCTCTCGTATCTTGCAGACTATATCAGCCTAGTCGAGGAGCATAAGTATCCGTATTGTGCTGAGCAGTATCAGCTTATTGACTACGTCAAGCGCATGTTCTTGTCAGAAGATATCTACATCGATGTTGCTCAGGCAGAAAAATATTTCAGCTACGAAAAATATTTTCCGTTCAAGCTTTTTCCATGGGAACGATTCGTGTTCACCCTTCACAACTGCACCTATAAGTCCAATGACTCTTTGCGATGGCCTGTACTGTTTCTCTACGTCGGTCGAGGAGCAGGAAAAAACGGCTACTTAGGCTTTGAAGATTTCTGTTTGCTAACACCGACAAATGGCATCAAGCATTACAACATCGATATTTTTGCCACGACAGAAGATCAGGCTAAGACCACGTTCAATGATGTGTACAACGTACTTGAAGACAACCGTGACAAGATGCAGAGATTTTTTTACTGGAACACAGAAAAAATCATAAATCTGAAAACAAAATCCGTCTTGCGATACAGAACATCGAGCCCGAAATCTGCCGACGGTGCAAGACCGGGCAAGGTAGACCATGATGAGGAGCACGCATATGAGAACAGTAAGCTCATAGATGTTGCTGTTGGCGGCCTTGGAAAAAAGCCACGCCCACGCCGCACGATCATAAGCACCGACGGATTCGTCCGTGAAGGTCCACTTGACAAAGATAAGGCCAAAGGGATTAGAATTCTTAACGGTGAAATAGATGATAACGGCATGCTACCATTCATTACAAGAGTAGATAAGCCAGAAGAAGTTGAAATGCCTGATATGTGGTATAAGGCTAACCCGTCACTGCAGTACCTTCCTGATCTTCTCCAAGAGATGAAGACGGAATTTCAAAACTATCTGGACGATAAAATCAGCAATATCAGTTTTGCAGTTAAACGCATGAACTGCCTGCCACAGCAGACAGAGGGCGGTATAACCGCATTTGATAATATCCTGGCAACTAATCAGGATATCACGCCATATTTGTCAAAGCTTCAAGGCAGACAATGCACAGCAGGCTTTGACTATATGAAGACAGATGACTTCCTTTCAGCAGGCTTGCTCTTTGACGTAGACGGAACTGATGTGTGGCTAACACATACTTGGGTGTGCAAGGCTTCTGCAGATCTGTCAAGAATTAAGGCGCCACTGCAAGAGTGGGAGGCGGCGGGGCTACTGTCATTCGTTGACGGTCCAGAGATTCCACCTGAGATACCCGTTATATGGGTGGCACAGAAAGCGGCGGAGCTTAACGCCAATGTCACAATGACTGGCATAGATAACTACCGCTATACGCTGCTTAGGAGGGCACTCAAAGAAAATCTCTACGCTTCTGATGAAAAAGGTTACGGAAATATCATGCTTGTTCGTCCGTCGAATGAAATGATGATAATGCCTGTAATCACAAGTCAGCTGGTGAATCATAAGCTTGCAGTTGGAGACAATCCCCTTTTCCGCTGGGCTATGAATAACACCAAGGTCTGCACTTCGTCCGCAGGCAATATGACGTATGGAAAAATAGAGCCTAAGTCCAGAAAGACAGACCCTTTCAAGGCATATGTTGCTGCGAAAGCAGCGCAGAATAAAATTGCTGAGCAAATATCAAGTATGCCTATGGATATGAATATTATGGACGTATTCACATACTAGCAAAAACAGAGAGGAGGTAACGCAATGGGGCTGAGATCACTGTTATCACGCATAATGAATGCTAAGAGTGATGAAGTGATAAGTGTCCGGTCGGTTGGGTATAATGACGAAACGAGAATTGCCGTTCAAGCATACGCAGTTCAAGTTGTTGTTGAAATCCTTGCGGCACTGGTTTCAAAGTGCGAGATAAAAACCTATCGTGACGGCAAGTCATTCCGTGGCGAAGAATGGTATTTGTTCAATATCAAACCTAATGTCAATCAGACCGCCGTGCAATTCAAGAACGAGCTTGTCCGCAAGACCCTCGTGCGTGGTGAAAGCCTTGTTGTCAGCGCTGGTCAGCAGATAATCTGTGCCGACTCTTGGAGTACGCAAGAGTATGCGCTATATCCTAACCGTTTCTCTCAGGTGGCACGAGGCGCATTTACGTTTCAAAAAACATTCGATATGGGAGATGTCCTATATCTCACATATTCCAATGGTGGCGTTAGACAGATACTTACGGAAATGTTAGAAGAACATAATCGTTTCTTGGAAACGGCTTCAAACGCCTATGTTAAGAGCGGTGGTCAAAAAGGCATTCTCGAAATATCACCAATGGCACAGGGGCAGAACGATTTTGAAAAGAAATTCGATACTCTTATGAATAATTATTTCAAAACCTATTTTGACGCTAAGAACGCCGTTCTTCCGCTATGGGGTGGCATTAAATATACACCTCAAACAGCAGGCGAAACCAAGAGAACAGTATCGGAAGCAACGGACTACATTTCTATGCTAAATGACGCATTGGAAAAAGCGGCGATTGCTTTCAACGTTTCACCGGCTATCGTAAAGGGAAATGTCGAGAACATCAGTGAAGCGTTATCAATGACATTGACATCTGCCGTTGATCCTTTCGCCAAGATGTTATCAGACGAGATAACGGCAAAGCGTTATACCAAAGAGCAAGTCCTGCGTGGGTGCTACGCCAAAGTCTGTACCAATAACCTTAAGCACCTTGACGTGCTTGAAATGGCAAATGCAGTTGACAAGCTTATCGCAAGTGGCTTCTACTCAACGAATGAGTTGAGGGAGAAGACAGGTGAGGAAAGAATTCCAGAAGCCTGGGCCGATAAGCACACAAGGACTAAGAACTACGAGACAATCGAAGGAGGTGGAAACAGCAATGAATAGCATTTTTAATCAGTTTGAATTCAAAATGGAAGCGGATAAGCCCAAAGAGCTTAACCTATATCTATATTCACAAGTCCGTGGAGGGCTTGCCATTGATTGGGAAAAGGGGAAAGTTGAGGAGAGCAAGACAGGCGCTAAGTATTTCGCCGCCAAGCTTGATGAGTACAAAGATTGTGAACATATCAACCTGTACATCAATTCTCTTGGAGGTCAAATCAAAGAGGGCGTTGCTATTGGAAATATCCTTAAGCGCCATAAAGCCAAAGTTACTTGCTATGTAGACGGCTGGGCATGCTCTATCGCAAGCGTTATCGCTATGGCAGCAGACGAGATCATCATGTATAGCAACAGTATGATGATGATACATCAGGCGTCCTGCTACTGTGAGGGCAATGCTGACGATATGAGAACGGCGGCGGCTGAGCTTGACAAGATGACCGATACCGCTATCACTACATATGCAGAACGTTGCAACGGCAAGTGTAGCCGTGAGGAAATAAGCGATATGGTAAAGGTGGGTACTTGGCTGACAGCGGCAGAATGTCTTGAGAAAGGCTTCTGCGATAGCATATCAACCGCAGAGCAGCCCGTTGATATGGCTACAATGCTTAGTGATACAAAGCAGTACACTATGTCAAGCGCCCTCGACAGGGAGAATGTAGACAAGCTCATTGAGCTTTATAAGGAGTCCACCGCACAGCAGGCTTTGCCAGCAAAAAAAGCCGAAGAAGAAAAAACAAATGCCGCTATGTCGGCTTTTGAAAAGTTCATGAAAATGGAGGTAAAAAAGAATGATTAATCTTGACGCAATCAAAGAGCAGAAAGCAGATATCCTTGCTTCACTGTCAGCCGCTATCAGAGATAGTGATGACAAGGGCATGGAAGCCGCCCTTGATAAGTATGGCAATCTAATTTCAGATGTCATAATGGAGCAGGTGGAGAGCACCGCTGAGTCTGTCGATAGCCAGATACTCAGCACCAGAGGTGTGAGAATGCTGACCAGTGAAGAAAGAGACTACTATAACGCCGTCATTGAGGCGGGCAAGTCCTCTGACCCCAAGATGGCATTGGCAAACGTTGATAAGACAATGCCAATCACTATAATCGAGTCAGTTCTTGGTGAGATCCCACAGCAGCACCCTCTGCTCAACTTCATCAATTTCCAGGATACCACAGGTATTACAAAGATGTTGGTCAATGATCAGGGCGTTCAGACCGCTAAGTGGGGAGATCTTAACACAGCTATCGACAAGGAACTCTCAGGTGCATTCAAGACCTTTGACGTTGCGCTGAAGAAGCTCACAGCATGGATTCCAGTGTCTAACGATATGCTTGACCTTGGTGCCTCATGGCTGGATAGATATGTCCGTGAGATACTGGCAGAAGCCCTTTGGGTCGGCATGGAAACCGGTGTCGTGTCAGGCGACGGTCTTAACTGCCCTATCGGAATGTGCAAGGACGTATCTAGTAGTGCATCAGTAGTCGGTGGCAAGTATCCTGACCAGAAGACAGTTGCACTCAATGAACTCTCCCCTGAAGCTATTGGTGCTATTGCCGCCCAGCTCACGAAGACCGAAGCGGGTAATAACCGTCCACTCGACAACCTCATCTTTGTGGTCAATCCAAAGACATATCTGACAAAGGTAATGCCTGCGACAACAAATTTCGTTCAGGGAAAATGGGTTAACGATGTTATGCCTATTCCATGCACTATTATCCAGTCATGCGCCGTTCCTGATGACAGAGCTATCTTCGGCCTTGGCAAGCGTTACTTCATGGGTCTTGGTATGGCTAAGGGCGGTAAGCTGGAGTTTGATGACTCATTCAAGTTCCTTGATGACGCAAGGACATATAAGATCAAAACATACGGCAACGGCAAGCCACTCGACAGCAATGCTTTCAGGTATCTGGATATCTCAAAACTTAAGAGATTTATCCCGACGGTATACACTGTCACACCGTCAGAAACATAAGGAGTTGATATAAATGCAGCAGGCATTATTCGAGGAAGTTAAAAATCAGCTGAACATAACTTGGTCAGACGAAGCTACTGACAGAAAGATAAACAGCATTATAGCACGTGCTATAGGAGTACTTAACGGATATGCAGGTCAGGTGCTGGATATCAACGTTGACGAAAATATCAACGGCGACGCCCAGCTTCTGATCGACTGCTGCAGATATATATATAACGATTGCTTCGAGGACTTTGAAAAAAATTATCACTCTCAGCTCTTCGCTCTGAGAGCAAGATGTCAGATTGAGGAGATGTCAGGAGGAAGCGTATGATAAGCAAGCGGCAGACGTTCAATGACGGCATATGCACTATTGCAACTATCATCAATGCCAATGGCTTGAAAATCAAGCAAGCAGGCATAAGATATGACAATCGTACCGTCGGCTCAGAGCGTTTCTATAAAGCCGCTGAGTATCAGCACCGCTGTGATAAAGTGATAAGAATACCACTTATCGCCGAGCCGCAGGCGACTGACATTGTGATAATGAACGGCGACCAGTATAACGTCATTCAAGTTCAGATGATAAAGGACGCTAAGCCGCAGGCTTGGCAGTTATCAATAGAAAAGCGAAAAAAGAGGTTAGAAATCCATGTCAATGAGTCCTGATGAGATGGCTGAGGCTTTACAGCACGCATTTCAGCAAGAAAGTCGCCGTGTTAATGAAGCCGCCAAGAGAGCCGTTAAGAAGACCGCAAAGGAAACCCGCAAGGTCGTCCAAGAACACTTCACGTTCAATAACCGCTCCGGCAAATATGCCAAGGCGCTTACAGTTAGTACCGAGTACGAGGACTCTTTCGACATTCGGCAGATAGTGAATTTCAAGAAGAATAAGCAGTATCTTCTCACACACCTGCTGGAGTATGGCCATGCTATGAAGCGTGGTGGCAGAACGCTTCCGTTTAAGGCGAAAGCTTATCCGCACATGATTTACGGACAAGAGTATGCCGAAGAAAAATTACCGGAAAACATCAGAAAGGAGATTGAGAAGTCGAAATGACATTGACAGAAATTATATCACTTTCGGGCATTCCTGCGGACAGGATTGCTAAGATAGATTTTCCAGTGGAAACGGAATTGCCGTTCGCAACATGGATAAACAAGACACCTCAGACGATATCTGCAGACGGAAGAACTGTCGCAGTTATCCCACGGATTGCAGTTGAAATATACTGCGAGCCGGAAGATGAAGAAACACATATCCTATTTGAGAACGCCCTTATGGATAAGGGCATATGCTTCTCAGTCGCCGCAGGCTATCTGGGGCAGGATCAGCAAATGGATATGTGGGTATACGAATTCGATCGCAAGGAGGAATATTAATGAAAGGAACAGTGAAAGCCGTTGCCCATGCACTGATTACAGAGTCTACAGATGTCAGTGGTGCGACAACTATCACATATGGAGAACTTAAGTATCATAAGACAAAGCTTTCGGGCACCCGTCAGGTAAGCCTTGACCCGAAGTCATCAAGCAAGGAGATATGGGCTGACGGCGTAGTAGCATTCGCAGGTCAGACTAATCAGGGTTACGAGGGAACTATCACCACACTTGACCTGTGTGATGATCTTGAGAAAGACTGGTACGGAAATGTCATCGAAGAGAAAAACGGCACACTGGTCGAAGTAGCAAGAACAGGAGAAGCGCCAAAGTTCGGCTTGATCGTACAGTATGAGTCAACATCAGAAGCCGAGGGATACACCGAGGTTTTCCCTTACTGCTATACTACAGATCGCACGAAATTCTCAGTTAAGACAGAGGAAGACAGCGGTATGGACTATGAGTATACAGAGCATAAGATTGCCTGCAAGCCGTCACCGGCTGAGGCTACTGTCAACAACAAGAAAGGACACATTGCACGTTTCCGGATAAAGGGTAACACAGTACTCACAAAGTTTCCTGAGTACACCTACGCCCCGGGTGAATGACAATGAGCAATACAATAGTCCTGACTATAGACAGCAGGCAGATAGGCTTCAAGGCTACAGCAGGCCTTTTCTATCGATACAAGGAAGCATTCGGCACGGAGTACCTTGAGGACGTTGTCAAGGTACATCAGTTCGGTAAGGGCGCCTTTGTTCAACAGGTCGAATACCGCACCCTATGGGTGCTTGCCAAGACTTATGATGATAGTATACCGCCTATTCAGACGTGGCTTGACAGCTTCGCCTATGGTGCATTTCCTGTTGATGATATCTATAATCAGGTTATGCCTATACTGCAGGCAAACATGAAAGTTGACAGAAAAAATCCATAAGCGGCAGTAAAAGCGGAGATGATCGGCCTCTCAAATCGGAGGAGGTCATCTCCCTTGTTATAAACAGGGGTCTTACTGTCGCTGATTTAGACCGCATGACGTATGGTATGGTAGTGAACTATGCCTGCGCCTATGACCGACAGCGATTAATCGCCGCCGGCAAAAAGGTCATTGACCCCGAAATTAAATACGAAGAACTGAAAGCAAACCTGCCTGTTGTTGAAGAACGATATAAGCAGGGAAAAATCAGCAAAGAACGATATGAAAAGTATCTTGCAAAAATCAAGGCATGGGAGGGTGAGTAATGGCTAAGTCATCATCAGATGAGAAAATCAAAGGTATGTACGTCAAAATCGGTGGTGATACGTCTGAGTATACTGCCGCCATGAAAGGGCTTAATGCCGATATCAATTCGACTACAAAAAATCTGAACAGCGTCAACAAACTCTTAAAGCTTGACCCGACTAACGTTGAATACACCGCTCAGAAGCAGAAGTTGTTGAGCGAGGCTATCGAAGCAACAAAAACAAAGCTGGACGTTCTCATTAGAAACGAGAAAGATATCAACGAGCAATATAAGAAAGGCGAACTTCCTGTTGAGTCATATCTTAAGTATCAGGAAGAGCTTGAAAAGACCAAGAAGAAGCTGAACACACTGCGAGATCAGACCAAGACCGCAGACGATAGCACCAAGGAGCTTGGTAATAAAGCCAAGGATACGTCAGATAAGGTCAAAGACCTTGGTGATAAAGCTGACCAGACAGGCAGTGTCTTCAAGGACGTTTTCTCCGCTAATCTAGCCGTTGAGGGGCTGAAAGCTATAGCTAATGCCGCCAAGGAAGCGGCGGAAAGCTGTGCACAAGTTGGTATAGACTTTTCAAGTTCTATGTCCAATGTGGCGGCGACAATGGGCATGACCGCAGAGCAGGTCAGCTCAGGTGCTGAAGACTATCAGAAGCTAGAGAACGCCGCCCGTGAATGTGGCGAAACTACAAAGTATACCGCTTCGGAGTCTGCTGACGCTCTTAATTATCTTGCCCTTGCGGGATATGACGTGAACAAAGCAGTTGAGACCCTGCCGAAAGTTCTCAATCTTGCCACTGCTTCAGGCATGGATCTTGCGTCCTGCACTGATATGGTAACGGATACTATGTCGGCATTGCAGTTGCAGACGAGTGACCTTGACGGCTATATGGACATGATGGCAAAGACAGCCCAAAAATCTAATACCACAGTTGCTATGCTTGGTGAGGGCATTCTCCAGTGTGCCGGTACGGTCAAGTCCACAGGGCAGGACGTTGATACAATGTGCACCTCTCTTGGAATACTGGCGAACAACGGTATCAAGGGTGCAGAGGGCGGCACACATCTCAGAAATATGCTTTTGTCATTAACATCACCGACAGACGTTGCTTCTGCTAAGTTGAAAGAATTGGGCGTGAGCGTGGCTGACAGTGAGGGAAATATCAGAGATATCAACGATATTTTCGGAGACCTTAACGCCAAGCTTTCCAAGCTCTCAGATGACCAGAAGACCAAGGCGCTTAGCGATATTTTCAATAAGACAGACTTATCGTCCGTTAATGCCATGCTTCAAGGCATGAGCGGGTCTTTCGATGACCTGAAAGCTCAGGTAGATAACGCTGACGGAGCGTGTCAGACAATGGCTGACACCATGAATAACAATCTTAAGGGTAAGCTGGCTATAATGGACTCTTCCCTTGAATCCCTTGGCATAACTATTTTTGATAAGTTCAGTGCCCCACTCGAGGACGCCGCCGAAAAAGGCTCAGAGCTTTTCAGTGAACTTACCAAGGATATCAAAGATGGAGACCTCAGTGACGAATTCGACGATATGGGCAATGCCCTTGGAGATTTAGTCGAAACAGGCGCCAAGTTTGCCAAAGGCTCTTTGCCAATCCTCATTGACGGCATAAAGTTCTTCTGTGAACACTCTAACCTTGTTATTGGCGGACTGACGGGCATTGCAACAGCTATGCTGACACAAAAAGCCGTTACAACAGTATCTGCCGCCGTCACAGGTTTCAAAGAATTATCCTCAGCCGTGAAGTCAGCCAAGACCGCAACTGAAATGTTCAATGCAGTCAATGCGGCTACGCCATGGGGCGCAATAGCAACCCTAGCAGGCATTGCAGTTGGTGGTATAGTCGCTTATGCTACGTCAGCAGACGACGCCGCTGACTCAACAAAAGTCCTCAATGACGAAGAGCAGGCGTTAGTCGACAGCACGAATGAACTGACAGACTCCATGAAGAAAGCCGCAGATCAGAGAGAAGAAGCCAAGACAGATATAGAAGCCGAGTATAGTAGCTATAAAAGTCTTGCAGATAGAATATTTGAGCTTTCTGATGCCGAGAGCTTATCTAATGACGAGAAGTCAGAAATGAAAACTCTTGTGGACCAGCTGAACAGTGCCATGCCTGACCTTAATCTTCAGATCGACGATCAGACAGGCAAGCTTCTCAACAATAGGGACGCTGTCTATTCGTGTATAGAAGCAAAGAAAGAACAGCTTCTTGTCGAAGCAGCTCAGAAAGATATGGTCGCTATATCAGAAGACCTCTATAAGGCTGAGCAGAAGCGCAATGACATTGAGAAAGCAATCACGGAAAACAAGCAGGCTCAGGCTAAAGTTCAAGAAATACTTGATAAAAGGGAAAACAAGTTTGAAGAATTTGACAGAACGGACAGTACAAAGCAGTGGAAGACCAAGCTTGAAGAGCTGAAGAAAGCTGGAGATGAGCTTCAGAATTCATACTATGATATCAATAGCGAACTGAAACGCTTGGACTCTAACTATGCTGACGCCTCCAAGTACGTTTCTGAGCATTCTTCTGCTCTCGAAGACAATTCAAAGGCCGTAGAGGACAACGCAAAAAAGGTCGATACGATCTATAACCGCACTGTCATGTATAAAGACGGCTTACACAAGGTATCACAAGAAACTGTTGACGCAATAGTTGAGATGAATAAGAGCTATGACGAAGCCGTCCAGAAACGAACGGAAGAATTGCAGAACAATCTTAACCTCTTCGACGAATTCAACGGCGGTGCTGAGATATCCGCAGAACAGCTTATGCAGAATTTGGAATCTAATCTTGACGGCATGGCAAGCTGGTCTGATGATATCAAGACGCTTGCAGACAGAGGCGTGAATAAAGGTCTTATTAAGACCTTGCGGGAAGCAGGTCCGCAATCTGCAAGCAAGATAAAGGCGCTACTGTCTATGTCACAGCCTCAGTTGAAAAAGTACAGTGATATGTGGGAAGGGTGCATGAGCGACTGCAAGAAGATAGCAACATCAGAGTTCGACGAGCTCAGGCAACAGTATGATAAGACCATAGAGACGCTTCAAAAGCGTGACCAAATAAGCCAGATATCAGACGTATGGAAACAAACAGGTGCGGCAATGATGTTAGGTATGCAGCAAGGCATACTGTCTGCACAGCAGTCTGTCATTGATACCGCAACAAGTGGAGCGAACGCAGTGCTTGCGGCGGTCAAGGGGGTATATGATATACACTCCCCTTCAAAGGCATTTGAAAATATATCGAAAATGAATGCGCAGGGTGAGATCCAAGGCTGGAAGTCATCAGAGGACGATATCATCAAAGCCTATACCAATACTGGTGACAAGATACTGTCAGAGAATATGCGCAATACATACAGCGATACGAATAGGGTCGCAAGGTCGGTATATAATGGATCATATGCCCACAGTATCACGCAGAAAGCAGCAACAAGCGCCACAGAAAACACGCAGGTCATCCCAACAGTCAGACAAATGCCCGAGACTATTCATAACGTGATAGTATTCCCGAATGGGAAAGTGATTGCAGAGGAAACAGTTCCATTTATAGATGTAATGCTTGGCGAAAGAGCTGCGAGAAAGAAAAGAGGTAGTGCAGTATGACACGACAAATCAGATTTAATGGCAAAAAGTCGTATGAGGATTTTAAAATCAGAATAATCAGTGCAACAGTTGCAGAGCCGAAGAAGCGTGAGATCAAAGTGACTGTACCTTATCGCAACGGCAGTATTGACCTGTCTGACTATGACGGCAATTTTTATTTTGACGACACCGAAGTATCATACAAGATGTTCGTATCTGATACAGAACCTGTCACACTGCTCCGCAGGATTGAGAAGATCAAGAGCTGGTTATGTGAAGCTCCACAGCAGAATATTTATGACAACTATTCCGAGAACTATCATTTTGTCGGCAAGTGTAGAACTGTTGAGACCAGCCTTGGTGAAGATGACATAACAGCTACTCTCGAGGTCACTTTCGATGTAGCACCATATAAGGTTTCTGACGACTTTGCAGACACAGCGTGGGACACTTTTTCATTCGATGATGATTGCCTCAATCAGATGCCTCTCTCCTGCATAGCACACAAAGACGGCTATCATTCCCAGCCGGGGGTACTATACTTCTATTCTTATGCCAAAGATGACATAGTTCCGAGCTTAAGGTATCACAAAAATGCTAACGATAAGGACAAACGAGGATTGACAATGCTTGATCTCAACGGTCATACCCTCACAGAAAACCTATACAAAGAAACTGAATCAACGTTTAGAATGCAAAATTTCGTCGTCAAACCTGGCACAAATGTCTTAGCTCTATACGGATCTGGTTCACTTGAAATCGAACTGGTGGAGGAAATACTATGTTAGTTACACTCGATGATACAAAGACGCTTCACGAAACTGGTTCTGTCAGAACCAACAAGCTGACAGGAACCATCGCCAAAGAAATAAACGCTATTGACACATTTACGTTCAACATATATCCCGACAACAGCTACTACTCCGATTTAAAGGAACTGACATCGTTGATAAAGGTTTACGACAAGGAAAGTCTGATATTCGATGGCAGAGTACTGACGATATCACCATACATGACTGATAGTGGCGAGATTGGCAAGCAAGTTGTCTGCGAGGGCGGTTTGTGTTTTCTGAAAGATAGTGTACCAATTATCAAACAGTTAAAGTGCACAATAAGAACATACATAGCCACACTACTTTCAGCACACAATAAATCTGTTGAAAGCTACAAGCAGATACATATTGGCAATATTAACTGTTCACAAGTGCAGCATACATTTAATCCAGGATATGAAGACACGTTCTCAGAATTGACGAAAAACCTGATTTCCGGTGAAGATATCAGAGGTGAAATGAGGGTGCGCATCGGCAAAGGAGGCATTAGATTTTTCGACTTCATAGCAAACGAATTTTCAGAGTTCAGCAATAAAACGATACAACTAGGAAGGAATATGCGATCTATCACGCAGGCGATAGATCCAAGTGAGATCATCACAAGGCTGTATCCGTTAGGTGCTGTCATCAACGATGATACGGGCGAACGTGTGACGCTTTCGGGCGTAACGAAGTATATTGACAACGACCAGCTGATAAAGCGGTACGGAGTACACGCTGGAACTATGATATTCGACAATATCACCACTCCAGGCGCATTGTCTGGAGCCGGCAGAGTATGTGCCGGAGCACTAAAAGCAGCAAAAGTTCAGTATGAGGTATCGGCTATTGACATTGATAAGAAGCTAGACGGCTTTGCAGTTGGCTGCAGGTATCGCGTAGTCAATAGCTACCTTGGCATCGACGAGGTATTGAGGTGCATCGGCACCAGCATCGACATCAATGACAGATCACAGAATGTGCTGACATTTGGCGACAAGATTTCCACGATTAGTGGAATGTCAGCAAGAAAATAGGAGAAATGATTATGGCAAAAGCAATTGATATAAGTTTAGAGGTCACACAGGTGGCAACAGCATATACAGGTCGAGACGTCCGACAGGCTATTGTCGACGCATTGAACGCCACACAGAACGCAATCAATGAAATGAATATGCCAGCAGGATCTCAGACCCTTATCGTACCGTCAGAGACGACACTGGCCACAACGACTTTGAACCTGCCGTTCACACCGACTCAGAACACGCAGATCATCTGTAGTCTGCGGGAGGTGTCGGCACCAAAAGTGAGAAGGCTGTGTGTAGAAACATTTTTCACAAGCAACAATTTGATAGTAGCGCTGACGAACGCAGAAAGTGCAGGTGCTACCGTTCCACAAGGTGAGTATATCATTGACTGGATCGTAACAAAGCCATAGAAAGGAGGAATATCAATGCACATAAAAATCAACGAAGACTACAATGTAGTCGTGAACACGGCCCTTTTGGGCTATGTTGGTGAAACTAATGCAAGACCCGTATCGGTCGAGGGCATGGAGATAGACGGTGCAGACCGCTATGTGCTGACGATAGACTATGGCGACGGCACTGTCTATGAGGTCGATATCACAGGCGGACAGTGGACACCTACCGCAGATATCTTACGGTCAGCGCAGACAGTCAGCTGTCAAATATGTGCAAAAAAACTGTCAGGCAATGAGTATATTTTGGTGAAGAAATCACGCATTTTCCGCCTGAGAATAGGTGCGGCTATAGGCGATGTTGCCGTACCGTCGCCTGATGTGGCTATGGACGCATTAGACCGCATAGACGCCATAGGCAGACAGGCGCACGCAGATATGCAGACAGCTGTCACCGCCGCAGAAACGGCGACAACAATGGCAAATAACGCCGCTAAATCTGCCACAGCCGCAGAGAAATCAGCAGATACCGCAGAACAGGCAGCGAAACGTGCTGAGACCGCACAGGCATCTGCAGAAACGTCCGCAACGCAGGCAGACACCGCAAGGCAGGGTGCAGAAACCGCACGTGCTGAGGCGGTCACAGCGCAGAACGCTGCAAAGATATCAGCAGCGCAGGCGTCAGTGTCGGCACAGCAAACCGAAGCCGACAAGACCATAACGGCAGGATACGCTAAAACCGCAAAGACCTGCGCTGACAGCACTATGGCAGACAGACAAGCGGTGCAGACGTTGGCAACGCAGGTGACAGCCGACAAGGCTAATGTAGCAGAAAACGCTACTAAGGTTGCAGAGGACAGAACTGCCGCCGAAACTGCTGCTAAGACAACACAGGCGGTGGCGGAGAATCTGTCAAAAAAAGATTTCACACTAAGGCTAAACGAAGATAACAGCGTGACGCTGATATACAACTCAGAAACGGAGGAATCATGATGGCAGAGACAATAGATCTTGTAAGAGACTCAACAATGCAGGAGACAAACCGCATTTTAACACTTATTGCAGGCAAAGAGGGCGGCTTTACGCCGAAGAGTTGGAAAGACGTGCAGACAATCGTCCGTCAGGGGCTAGCAAAGAACTACTTTGCAGTCGGCGACCAGTTTACGGTAGAAAAAACTACTGCTATCAAAGCGACTGTAGGAAACACCACTGGCGAAACGGCAGGAGTGACGTCAGCTACCGTAGATATCAGTATTTTTGTGGCTCAGATAGGCACAGTACACAACGGCGACTACGAGTTTGTGTATGACGGTGCTGACTGGCATTATGGTGACACGGCGGTATCACTTGCTGCGTACGGGATTACTGTAGTTGGAACTGCGAAGCTTGGCGACGCTGTTGTAGTACACGAAACGGCTTCAAAGATGATCGTTACTGTGCTTGGCGTTGACCAGGACACACCGGCAGACCCACAGTTGGAGCACTCGCTGACGCTTGGTTGGCAGGACTGCTATGCTGAGTTGCAGTATGACGGCACAGAAGCTTTATTCGCTTTCCCTGACGGTCTTGCGGCTGGTACATATCATTTCACTATCGACAGCACCTACGATACCACAAATAACGATTACAGCGGATATCAGTTCGCGCTGACGAAAGCTATCCCTCAGAATGGTGTGATAATGTTTCCCTGGACCTACAACACGAAAGCGTCAACCACAAAGGTATCAAGCTATGCAAGCACATCTGCCACATCAGCATTGGAGACAGTATCGGTGACCAACGGCATAGACGGAACGAGTCTCGGCAATGCTACGATAGCAGGCACACCTGAAAGCAGTATCAACAGCATATACAGATCAAGGTATGGATCTAACAGCTGGAAAGAGTCTGCTATGAGACAGCTTCTCAATAGCGGTAAGGCTGCTGGGCAGGTATGGACACCGCAGACTAAGTATGACAGACCACCAAAATGGGTGACAAGCACAGCTGGCTTTCTCTATGGTATGGATCCCGATTTTGTGAGCGTTATCGGAAAGGTCAAGAAGAGAACGGCAAAGAATGTTGTCAATGAGGGCGGCGGATATGAGGACAGCGTTGAAAAAGTGTTCTTGCTGTCACGTTCTGAGGTGTATGCAGGCAATGAGAACAACATCAACGAGGGTGGCCCGTATGATTACTTCAAGTACTTTTCCGACTCGACAACTGCGACTTCCGGCAAGGATACCAACAGAATTAAGTACAGAAACGGCAGTGCGAAATACTGGTGGCTGCGGAGTCCCGTCGTCGGCAACACCTACAGCGTGCGTACCATCAATCCGTCAGGAGAGTTGATCAGCAGCTATGCGTACAACCTTAACGGAGTCACCTCAGCTTGTTGCATCGTGTGATGTGAGAGGATGTGAGAGGAGGAAAATCATGTTTGAATATATTTCTATAAAACAACAGTTGATAAAAGAAAAAAATCTAAACACTATACAAAGAGCGGCAAATGCCGAACTTGCAGCCAACATGGACTATCTGTCTATGATGTGCGGTGTGGAGTTGGACGATGAAAGCGAGGAGGTATGTGAAGATGAGCAAGAACTATCATAAAGTCAAAGACTACTACGAGCGTGGGCTGTGGTCGTCAGAAAGGGTTTATAATGCCGTCGGTAGGTGGATTACAGCTGAGGAGTATGAGATGATAACAAAGGAGGTATACCATGAAGCAGAAGTTAGCGAAACTCATTGATGTAAAGTCCATTGTAACACTGTTCTTGACAGCGGTGTTCTGCGTGTTGGCACTGCGCCGCACGATTTCAGCAGATCAGTTCATCACGGTGTTTACTGTGGTGATATCGTTCTATTTCGGCACGCAGTCAGCCAAAAGAAAGTCAGGTGATGATGAGTGACGGAAGCGATAATAGTCGCACTGATAACGGCGGCTTCGGCGGTAGTGTGTCAGATTGTCATAGCATCTAACAGCCGTAAGACTATGCAGCAGGCGCAGTATGATAGCCAGAAAACGATACAACAGGCGCAGTATGATAGCCAGAAGCTTATCGAGTACAAGATAGACAAGCTGTCTGAGCGTGTGGACAAGCACAACAGTGTTATTGCTCGCACCTATAAACTGGAACAGGATTATGCTTTGATTGATGAGAAAATCAAGGTGGCTAATCACAGGATTGATGATTTAGAAAGGAAGTAATTTTATGGCAAAGACATTCAAGGGTATTGACGTTTCACAGTATCAGCAGAGCATTGACTTCAAAAAGGTAAAAGCTTCGGGGGTCGATTTCGTTATCATTCGTGCTGGCTTCGGCAAGTACGCAAATCAGAAAGACCCATATTTCGAGAGCCACTACAAGGCAGCTAAGGCGGCAGGGCTAAAGGTCGGTGCTTACTGGTACAGCTATGCGGCAACTGTCGCTGAAGCAAAGGCAGAGGCTCAGACCTGTATCAACGCTATCAAGGGCAAGACGTTTGAGTATCCGATATACTTTGACCTCGAGGAACGTTCACAGTTCGCAAAGGGCAGAGCATTTTGCAACAGCCTTGTCAAGACTTTCTGCAATGCACTTGAACACGCAGGCTACTGGGCAGGACTGTATATTAGCCGTTCGCCTTTACAGCAGTACATATCTGCCTCTGTTGCCAAGAGGTATGCCCTGTGGGTCGCTGAGTACGGCTCACGCTGCAACTACGGCGGAACATATGGTATGTGGCAGTACAGCTCCACTGGCAGAGTCAGCGGTATCAGCGGCAATGTTGATATGGACATCTGCTATGTGGACTATCCTGCGAAGATCAAGGCGGCAGGGCTGAACGGCTTTAAGAAGCAGGCTATCAGACCGACTAGCAAGCCGACTACAAGCTCCACAAAGAAGACAGTAACTTATACTGTAAAGCGTGGAGACACGCTCTCGGGCATCGCACAGCGCTACAAGACCACTGCTGCGAAGCTTGTCAAGGACAATGGTATCAAGAACGCTAATCTCATTTATGTGGGGCAGAAAATTAAAATCAAGTAGGTAGTAAGATAGCCGACAGGGATTATTCCTTGCCGGCTGTTTTCATATCATCTTTTATTAATTTATTGATGTATCCGTTCAAGCTCATGCCCTGGCTTTCTGCATAATTTTTTATTTCTTCACGTTCACCCTTTTTAACCAGCACTTTTATTTGGTCATATGTTTTGGCACTATATTTTTGTACCGCTTTGTTGCTTGCTTTTGTATATGCCATAAATTCACCACCTTTTAAGATATTATACCACTTTTATATATTTGTAACAATATACATTTTACACAAATATATTGGTACAACTTTGTTGAGTTTGTCTATTGATATATTGGTACAGATATAGTATAATAATATCAGAAAAGAACGAAAGGGGGCGGTTAAATTGGACAAGAAAATAAAAAAGCTTGTTAAGCTGGTCCAACAACTTAACAAGCTAATGATCGAGATAATCGGCTTGATTGGCTACATCTTGATCATAAAAGATTTACTTAAATAAGTAAATTCGGCAGAAAGGAGAGTTGACCGCTCTCCCAACTGCTTGAATTATACCACAAAAACGAAAGGGTGTCAATATGAAAAATGATATTTTCAAACTTTGCAAAGAGCTGCTCAAGCTTGGCGGATTGATACTTGCAGTAGCGTACCTGGTGTTAAGATAATTCAAGGAGGTAAATAACATGAAAGTTACAGTTGAAAACGAGAAAATCAAGGTCAACAGTCCGTACAACAAAAGCTTTGTCGCAGGGGCAAAGCAGATACAGGGCAAGTGGAACGCCCCTTGCTGGGTCTTTCCAGAGGAGAACAAGGAAGCCGTCAAGGCGTTGCTTATCGAATGCTACGGAGAGTGTGGAGAGCTTGGTGCGGTCAGCACTGTCACAGTAGATCTTGACCTCGACACTTATACAGAGGGCTACGAGGACGGAGAAATCAGAGTTGGCTCAATCGTTGTTTTGAAAAGACTCTATCGTGATAGAGAGGTTATTTTCTCCGACAATGCAATGCTTATAAGCGGTGGCTTTGCCACTTCGGGCGGCTCTGCCAAAAATCCCAGAATATCAGCTGACGAGGGTACAATCGTTCGTGTTAAGGGTGTGCCTGAAACAATTTACAGCAAGATAAAGGACCATAAGGGCGTTAAGCTTGTATCTGATATAGACGTGGAAAGCTTAAAAGCTGAGCGTGAGAAGCTTCTCAAAAGAATTTCCGAAATAGACGGCTTGCTTGCGCTATGAAAGCGGCAATATATATAAGGGTGTCAACGCTGGACCAAGCACGAGAGGGGTACTCCCTCTCTGCTCAGCGAAAGACACTAACAGAATGGTGTGCCACAAGAGGTTATGAGGTATACAATGTATATGCCGACGAGGGTATAAGTGCAAAAGATATTACACACCGTCCAGCGTGTCAAGCCATGCTTGAAGCGGCGTATAACAGTGAATTTGATATCATACTGATATGGGCGTTAAGCCGTTTCACAAGGTCCGTTGCAGATCTTTACGATACATGGGATAAACTACAAAAACATAACGTCAGCGTTGTAAGTTGCACAGAGGGTTTCGACACATCTACACCGACAGGGCGTGCTATGATGGGCGTACTTGGTGTTTTCGCCCAAATGGAGAGAGAATTGACGGCTGAAAGAGTTTCGTTTGCTTTAGCTGAAAGAGCTTCACAGGGGAAGCGGACTTGCTCTGACGTTTTAGGCTATGACCTAGACGGAAAGGATAGTCTTACTATCAATGAAACAGAGGCAGAAGTTGTTCGGTTAATTTTCAAAAAATTCATTGAGTATCAGTCCTATCTACCTGTAGCTGAGATAGTCAACGCAATGGGGCATCATGGGCGACGAGGAAGTTCATTTAACGCTGAGTCGATAAAGAAAATAGTAACACGCCCTGTTTACATCGGCTATTATAGCTTTAAGGGGCATTTATATCAGGGCGACTATGAGCCGTTGATATCGGAAAAAGATTGGAGACACGCACAACGTATCGTACAGAAGATACGTTGCGGTCGGAGAAAGTATATCAGATAGTATTTCAGACGTCTCGGAGTGATCTGAGACGTCTGATTTTTTTTCTATCGTTGAAAAAAGTATAAAAATTTGAAAAGTATCGTGGGAAAAATATGTTGCGGTCTCCCGCAACCATATTGGTGAGACTAAATGGATGCTCACCCTTAAAAGCCCGTATTTACGGGCTTTTTTCATGCTTTTCAGCTGAAAAATTCAAGGTAAAAACCATGGATGCTTTTTCATGATTTTCACCGACCGGAAGGGTTCGAACCCTCGACAAATGAATATTGTCAAATAAAACGGCAAGCTTTGAGCAGATTTCGCTCCCGGCTTGCCGTTTTTTTATAAAAAAACATTCACAAAGTTTAGAAGGCTGTTTTGTCAAATATCACGAAATGTGAT